GGCATCGCGGCCACGCTGTTCATTATTCTGATGCCGCATTTAGGACATTTTGACCAGAGCGTGCTCATTTGCCGGAGTTCGGATTTGCACTGCGGGCAGATAGGCGGATTATTCCGGCCAGATTTTGAGTGCCGACCTTTTGCGCCACATTGGACGCATTTGTATCGGCGTGAGTTTTCGGTTTTCATTTTTTGTTAGGCCACTACGCCCAGACACCATCTTTATGCTCCAATTTCAGAGCGTTTATGTTTCGGCGGATGTAGTCCGCCACGTTAGATTGCTTGTCGGCGGCGAGGCCATTCTGCCAGAGATAGTGCAGATAGCTCGCAGGCACGTCTTGCATTGGTTCGCCCTTGTATTTTCCGAAGGGCATCGGGTCGGTATCAGTCAGTGTTTTCATATTTTGTTCGTTGAGCCATGGCCTAACAAGTCGCCGGAGCCAACCGCCGTTGGCGCTGTCAGTTCCGCTATCGCGGTTCACGTCGCGAGTCGGCGGTGGCTCAGCTTTTTTCGTTAGGCTGCGCGGTCACGTCATCCGTGGATTGCCGCATATTCTTCCTGTTCGCGTGCTTCTTCATTCTTTTCAGCCCACCATGATTCGACCTCTTTTTTGAAGTCGAAGTCAAAGATGTAGATTGGCACTTTTGATTGCCTGAGCACAGCAAAGATGCACACCGGACATTCATTGCAGGCATCACGCACTTTTTGGAGCGGTTCTTTGTAGGTATCGCCCCATCCTTCATAGTGGTCACAGTTGCAAGAGCCGTATCCTTCGCCGTGGTCTATTGTGGTTTTGTGGAACTGTTCAGCACTCGGAATCAGCTTCACCAGTTCTGGTATGTTGCGAGGTTCTTTACACATACGACACGTCCGGTTTGGATTGAGCGTGCAGTGTCTTTCGTGGAGAGCCATCGCGCCGCCAGAGCAGTTCGATTTCTTGCAGAAGTCGCAGTAATATCGGTTGACTTTTTTCGTTTTCATTTTCGTGTATCGCAGTCGCGCCAGCCCAACAACCGCATGGAGCTAACCGCCGATAGCGCCTTCAGTTCCGCTTCGCGGTTCAGATAGCTTCTTCCGGACTAATCACCGTTGCCGGATCTTCTTTAAGCTTGTTGTTCTGCCACCATTCACAGAATGGTGCCACCGAGCAGTAGCTCTCACAGCGGATACTGGTCCCCTTGCGCTCCTGAAGGTAATGCCCCTTTCCGGCGACTTCTAGGTGCTGATCCGCCAGTTCGCGCTTGTGGTGAATCTTGACGGCTGACTTCCTTCCAACCTTCATCACTGCAAAGGCGTCATCCTTTTGCCACCGGTCTTCAGGGGAGCATTCCGGCAGCGTTACCTTGGCCGCCTCGTGAAGCGCAATGCGCTCTTTGATGAAGCGTTCGGTTTCGGCCAAGTCCCAGACATTCAGGTTGAACACGACCACCTGCGCCTGGGGGTAATTTGAATCTCGAGCCGCTTCGCGTTTTGACCAGTCCCTGCCAACGCAAATGATTCTCAACGCCTTAATCTCGATTCCGTTCTGCTTGCACAGCCAACGGTAAATGTTAAGTTGTTGTTCCCAAGATTCTTTGGCGTCGTGAGTCATCGCCCATACGGATGAAATCTTGAAATCCTCTATCATGCCGCCGTCTTCAGCCAAGTCCACCTGACCGCTGATCTTCTTGCCGTCAACGGTTGCGAAGAACCGCTTTTCAACGATCTTGTTGATGCCGTCAGACGACCGACGGAAAAGCTCGTGGGCTGCCGAGCCGATGGCGGCGAATATGAGGTCGCTGGCGTCCTCTTCGATCTTGTCGTGATGCTTGGCCTTCAGCGCAAGGATTCGTGGCGGGTTAAGAAGACCCGTTACGCTATAATCAACATCCCCCCGGTTGTAGTCGCTGTAAGTGACGGCGCGGACGAGGTTATCAGGTAGATTTAATTTGTTTGTTATTTTCATTTTTTTTTGTTTCAAAGGGTGAGCGCGGCAGGATTTGAACCTGCAATTGGTGTTCCGGCATCCGGTCCACACTCAGCTTGCCGCTGCGTATTTGCATTCCGCCACACGCTCATAAATTGATCCCCTCGCCTGCCGCCGACCCGTTCCGCACACGCGGGCGAGCCGTTAAGCAGTATGCGGTCAGGCGAGGGAAGTTGCTTAGAACGGGACATCCCCGTCTTCCGGCTCCGGTTGCGGTTCCGGCTTGCTCGGCGGTTCCGGCTCGGGAGCCTCCTGATTGCCGACCACTGGATCCTCCTGAACGCCTTCATGCGTCGGCTGCGCAGCCGCTTCCGCCTTGTTCCGCTGAAGGTAGGCGGTCAGGAACTCTTGAAGCTCGCGGTCGAGGGCGATGGCCTGCTCGTTCGTTTCCGGCTTGATCTCCGACAGGCTGAAGTCAGGATACTTGAATTTGATGCTGCCCTTCTTGCCTTCGCTGAATGATTTGATGCAGATTGCCTTGGCGTAAAGGACGGAGACCTTCTTGCCGGCGACCTCGACGGTATTGCTGCGGTTCTTCTTGCGGAACTCAAACCAGGCCGACAGCGCCGCACCGCGCAGCATCAGTGAACCGATGGCAAGAGTGCCGTCCGTGTCCTTGAAGGCGATGTAGAGGTTGGAATGATAACTGCCGCCCTGCGCCGCAACCTTATCCTTGATGAAGTTATAGTGGCCGCTGGCGATGATTCCGCCCTTGAATGCCTTGACGACGAAGACCTCCTGCCGGGTGTCGCGGACTTCATTGCTGGTGATGCCGGACTCCGAGGCCTCGTGCCAGCCCTTGATGACGGATAATTCGTCGAGCAAAATGAACACGAATGACAGGTCGTGATTGATCTTCTTCTTCTGCTCTCGGTCGTAATGGAAGATTTGGCCGGTTTCACCATTCACCTCAAACCAGCAGCGGCTTGGGTGAGTTAATTGTTGCTGAGGATTGCTACGGGACATATTACTGTTTTCCTTTCTTGGTTGACTGCGTTGTAAGTTCCTTCAGCCGCTTGTCCGCCGTCCGGTTGATGCCGTTCAGCGTTGCGGTTGAGATCTTCTTGTAGGTGTGTGCCTCAGTAATCAGCAGCTGAATTTCAGCGGCTGACGAGGCCTTCTCGATTTGTTGGCGGATGCCGAGTTGATTTTTCATTTTCAATGGCCGCTTAAGATGCGGTTTCGAATGACAGCCTCAATTAAACCTCTTTCCAGTTCAAAAGGCAAGGTCTTTCTTACATTATTTTCCCATCGCGTTCCGCCGCCTCCTGAAGTTCAATCAGGTGAAGCCGCTTATTCACCTGTGACAACTTATCGCAGATAGCCTGCGCGGAATCGTAGTCGTTCATGCGGCGAGCTTTCTCAAGCTGGCCGTAGAGGGCGTTGGATTGGTCTATCAGTTCAGATTTGTTCATAAATTCATTTCTCCATCGTCAGCGGCAAAAGTATCGCCCTCACCCTTGCCGGCTTCTTCACGCTGGCCTTGATGACGTAATCCTGGAAGCAGCGCTGAACAGTCAGCGGCTCGGTCAGGTCGTATTCAAGCTTCCCCTCCCAGCAAATTCTCCGCTCAGTCTTTCCGCAGCCGCCGCAGAACCTGCACTGAAGCTGAATTGGGTGATCCGTTTCTCCGTGGGCGTAAAATCCGCTTCCGCCGCAATTCTCGCAGTCGGTGATTTGGCCGGCAGCCCTCGGGATCACCCCTCGGCACTTCCATTCGGTGCCGACAAGCTCGTAAAACTCTTCCATGAAGGCCGGGGCGGTCGCCGAGGCTCCTGGAAGGCTATCCAAGGCGTCCAAATTGGCCAGGCGTGACGTTGGGGCGGTTGGCGCTTCCGGCTCCGCCTGCGTCATTTTAGACGGCAAGGCGGAGAGGGAGGCGGTTTTGGAGGTTTTATTCACGATTTTCTTTCTAAATTAACCCGCCAGCGCCCGCCGCCGAAACGGTCGGAATTGGGCCACTGGCGGTGCCGGAGAACTGATTAGGAAACTCCGGCGAAATTGGTCCGTGTTCGTAAAATCTGATGGCGGTTCCGGCGGTGATCGAGGCGCACTTCAGGCACCCTGCCATTGCCGGCGTCATATCGCCGGTCATGATTCGTTCCCAGCCGGTTTTATCAACGTGGCTCAGGTCGGTTACATAAACCCAGCGGCCTCGGATCTTCATTCCGCCTTCGAAGCTTCCGGTCAGGGAAAAGTATTTGACTTTCATTTCAACTTTCCGCCGGGCACGCAATCATTGCGCCTTCCATCTTTAACGGTTCATTGTTCAGTTTCGCCACCGCACCCGGCGCACCCTGATAAACGGTGAGCCAAGGGTGACCCATAAAGATCCCCGTCACGACAGCGACGCAGCCTTCCGGCAGGGGGATGTTGTCCGTAGGTGACAGCCGGGTCACGCCCGCCCATTCGCCGGCAACGCGCTGCTGAACGGCGGCACCGGTCAGCAGGTTGATCATGATGACCTTGGCGTCTTCACCGGGGCAGAACTCGGTGCGGGTGCAGACGCTGATGAAGGTCTTGTGCCAGCGGTTGCGCCATTCGGTGACGAGGGAGCGAACCGGCGTCGGCATGTCGGCGAGGGTGCGCTTGTTGAGGCGGAGTTTCATAATCATTCAAGGTTAAGGGCTGCATTCTTCGCAAAGTCGAATGCTTCTTTGCGCTCAAGGCTTTTGCGCGAGCCGTCGTTCGGGAACTCGGCCAGGTTCGATTCAAGGATTCCAACCTTTTCCCATTCCTCAAGCGACTTGAATAAGCAGCCCATCTTCACAAACCGTTGACCTTTAGTGTTCAAAATAGCATATACTTGATAGCGATACAATCCCGCGAAGATTCGCGCGGTTTTAATTTTCTCACCGCACAGATCAGCACCGCGCAGGTCAGCACCGCGCAGGTTGGCACCGCGCAGGTCAGCACCGCGCAGGTTGGCACCGCACAGATCAGCACCACACAGGTTGGCACCACACAGGTCAGCACCGCGCAGGTTGGCACCGCACAGATCAGCACCACACAGGTTGGCACCGCGCAGGTCAGCACCGCACAGGTCAGCACCACACAGGTTGGCACCACACAGGTTGGCATAGCGCAGGTTGGCATCGCGCAGGTTGGCACCGCACAGGTTGGCACCGCACAGGTCAGCACCACACAGGTTGGCACCACACAGGTCAGCACCGCACAGGTTGGCACCGCACAGGTTGGCACCGCACAGGTTGGCACCGCACAGGTTGGCACCGCACAGGTTGGCACCGCACAGGTTGGCATCGCGCAGGTTGGCATCGCTTTTAATCGCGGCCATAACGCATTCTTTCAGCGACGAGAAGTCACCTTCGAATTTCAGCGAACCGAAGACTGAATTGATTTTGATATTCATAAAAACATTGCGAAAAGGATTTGTTGTTGGTTGGCGGCACGCAGGTTTTGGTGCCAGTAAATATAGTGGTAGGGGAGGCGCATGTCATGTAGCCGAGTCCGGGCGTCACTGGCCCGGCATGGCTGGACTCTGCGATTAGCCCTCGCATCCCATTTGGTAGTGTGCCCCGCATTGGACGCTACAAAAGTCATATCGATTTGTCCGTATTCCACGTGGGCTTCGATTATCACGCTGCGTGATTTCTCTCGCCACAGGTGTTTCGATTGGTTTGCCACATTGGGGGCAGCGAGGGCTAACAACGCGCTGCACCGCAACAGCCGGTGGCGCTTCGGATTTATTCGTTTCTGGTGTCATAAAGATTTGGTTTCAGTTGGTTGCCCGCTCACCCGGCTGTGGGTGAGCTTGGTCGTTCGGCTCAACAGAAGAACGCCCTCGGATTATGGGCATCTCTGCTCTTGCGGGCTTCTTCTTCGCTCGCCAGCCATTCGTTCATTTTCGTGTCTGCGGTGTTCAGCCACTTCTCTTTCAGGTCGTCGCGCAGCGTTCCCCATCGGCACGGGAGTTCTCCACGCCGACCGCTTTCCGATGCGTAGAGAAGGAATGCGAGGAAGTCGCGGTGAGCCGAACCACGCGCTGCACCCGCAACTGCCGCTAGCGTTTCCGATTCGATGCTTTTGGTTTCACTCATAGATTTTCAGTGCCGTCCACGCTCGCTTTCGCGGCAGTGGGGTGAGCTTGGTCGTTGGGCAGCCGGGCGGCGCGTTTGGGTTTCTTCGGGCGTCCACCAAGTTTTGCGTTCCGACGCGCGGCAGCAGTCTTGGCTTTCGACTTCGCCAGACCGCCAAGGCGTCCGAGGGATTGAGCGGCTTGGTTCTTCATGCGGCCTCGTAGATTGTGAACTCATTCACGATGACCGGGCATCCGTTCATTGTCCCGGTGACATAGAACTTTTCGCCGAGCGGGTTGGTCTTGCTTTCGGTGCGGTTCGGATTGTAGCAGAACAGCAGGTTGTCAGACTTGAGTTGGATTGCGCCGCATCCTCCACCCTGCTTCTTTTGCGCGTCAATCAGTTCGCGGCGGCGAGCCATCATTTCAGTTTGGATTGCTTTCAGGTTTGTCTTTTCGTTCGTGTTCGTTTTCATAATCAGTTTTTATTTTGTTCGTTGAGAGCGGAATTGCCTTCAACGTGATCAGTATCGCTCAAACCCTTCAAGAAGGCAAGAACTATTTTCACAAATCTTTCAAATCGGACGCAAGTGGCTGATTTGCAAGGAAATACTTTTCAAGAAAAAGCGCGAAAAGCAGGCGTTGCAAACATTTTTGCGGAATTTTGTTGCCTTTTGCGGCGAACGCGGGCAAAGTTTAGCCGTCAACCGAAAAGGTTGGCCGCTGCGAGAAACAGCGAATGGTCAATTGGTGCGCTTTTTGTTTTAAGCAGCAGTCGTTTGGAAGCAATGGGCAACCGCACCGCCCGACCTTTTCTCGCTTCCGCTCGGCTGCTGTTTTCTTTTTGGAATTTATGGCTACGATAATTCGGCGGAAACTCTCCGCCAACTTCACGGTTCTTCCAAACGAAATGCTCAGGGACAAAAGGCTCTCATTCAAAGCGAGGGGTGTTCTTGCGATGGTTCTGACCAACCGCGAAGACTGGAATGTCACAGCCGGATGGCTTGAGGGGCAAGGAACTGAAGGCCGTGACGCAATTCGTGGCGCACTCGGCGAACTTAAGAAGTTCGGCTATGTGACTTTTCACCGAGTCGGAAACGCGGCCACTGGGCTAACGGACTGCATTTGGACGTTCTTCGATTCAGCCGGGAACGCCGCCGAGGACGGAAAGTCGTCTGGAAGCCCCACCCCGTCAGCGGCTGACCCGTGCGACCCTAAGCCGTCGAACGGGAGCGCGGCCTACTTAAGAAGAACTATACCGGAAGAAGAACTATCCAAGAAAGAAGAACCAAAGAAGAAGAAGAAAGAAGTTTCTGCTTGCGCAGACGCCGTTCCTGAAACCAAAACGCCGTCGGAGCACGCTGTGTTTATAAAACAGTGGACGGACGAATACTTGAAAGCACACGGCGTTCCCTATTCGTTCAACGGCGGCAGAGACGGCAAGGCTGTAAAGAAGCTCTTGCAAGGTGGCCTGGGAACCGCTGTATTGATTAGGACAGCGGTCGCGGCATGGTCAAGGTTGAAATCGCCATTTCTGCGACAACGATCCGTGTCGTTGCACGGTTTCGCAGACGCCTTGAATGAAATTCGCAACGAACTCTGTGATCTCGACAAGGCCAACCGTCCATTTTACGCGGTATGACCTTCCCAGACTTCATAAGCAAGTTCCCCAATGCCAAACCGGCGACCAAGGGCAACTTCATGGTGCGCTGTCCGGCTCACGAGGACGGGTCTGCGTCTCTGTCTGTCGCACCAGGCCGAAACGGCGTTGTGCTAAAGTGTTTTGCCGGCTGCTCCGTTCCGGAGATCGCAGCGTCTCTCGGCATAACTGTCAAGGACTTGTTTTTTGAAACTCCAAAAAAGGACTTCGCTCCAAAATACAAAACTGAATTGCCGCTGGAAGAACCAAAGGCGAACGCGGTGCTGACGGCAACCTACGATTACACCGACAAGTTTGGCAAGGTTGTTTTTCAGGCATTGCGCTACCAATCGCCTGACGCCACAAAGGCGTGCGGCTATTCCAAAACATTCCGTCAGCGGCGTTCCGACGGCCATGGCGGCTGGCTCTGGAATATGGCCGGTGTGGAACGGGTGCTTTATCGTGCTCCGGAAGTTGCCAGGGCAACGCAGGTCTGGATCGTGGAAGGCGAAAAAGACGCTGACATTTTAGCCTTGCACGGGTTTTGTTCCACGACCAACGTAGGCGGTGCGGGAAAATGGCTAGACGCCTACAGCGACCAGTTGGGTGGTAAAGAAGTGGTAATTTGCGGTGACGCTGACAAACCGGGACAAGACCATGTCGAAAAGGTGTTCGCGTCAGTGTCCGAACGAGCCAAGTCTGTCCGTTTGATCAAGTTGCCAGCAGGCAACAAGGACATTTCTGATTTTATAGCTGACAAAAATAAAAATGGTTCTTCGAAACCGGCCATTGAAGAACTTTTGTCGGCTGCCGTTCCGCATTATGGCGGAATTAAGATGCCATTGTATTCGCTCGCTGACATCGAGCCTCATTACAAAGCCATGGTCAGGGCGTCTAGGGATGTTCAGCTGGACTTGGGCGAGTGGCTTCCGACCTTCCGAGGCAAGATCAGACCGTTGGTCCCAGGAGAATTTGCCCTGTTTGTGGCAGACACCAAGATCGGAAAGACTGCAATTTTGCAAAATCTCTGTTATCGCGCCATGCGTTTGAAAACATTGTTTTTCCAAATGGAACTTCCAAAAGAACTTCTATTTGAGCGTTTTGTTGCCATGCACGGAAAGATGAAGTGCGGGCTTGTCGAGAAGACTTATGCCGAAGGTGATGAGTTGGGACGAGACGTTCTGGAAAAGTCATTTCCAAACATAATCATATGCCCAGAGGCACGGCTGAAACCAGAAAGATTGGAACAGCTAGTCTTAAAAAGCGAACTGATGCTCGGCGAAAAACCAAGGTTGGTTCTTGTTGATTATGTCCAGCTTATGAAGGGTAGCGGCGGAACAAAATACGAGCAAGCGACCCATGTCGGAGAGTCCATGAAGGAGATTGCGAAAGTTACGAACACGATAGTTGTTGCCTGCTCCCAAGTTGCTCGCCCGTCTGGGCAAGACCATTCTTACAAGCCGTCACTACACTCGGCAAAAGACTCTGGCAGCTTCGAGAGCAGCGCAGGATTGGTGATTGGCGTGTCGCGCGGAGGCCAAGACGACCAAACTCTCATGCTGATGGACGTGCTCGCTTGCACCAAGGGCGGCGCAGGAACGCAAGTGTTGTGCAACTTTGACGGCGCAACGATGACTATTAATGAACGCTCTCGTCAGCCAGAACCGAGCTGATAACAAAACAACAAGGAAAAATGAAATCAACAATCGAACAAGTCCGCGAGTTCCACGACGCTTTCGGCGTCAAGAATGAACCTCACCCAACTCTCAGCGACAAGAAGACACAGTTATTGCGCGTGCGGCTCATCCAGGAAGAGATTGACGAACTCCGTGAAGCGCTGGAAGCTGATGATGTTGTCGGGGTTCTTGACGCGCTAGTTGACATAACATATGTCGTGGAGGGTTCTTTTCTTCAATTTGGGCTTGCCTTCTTGAAGGATTCAGCGTTTAATGAGGTTCACCGCTCGAATATGTCCAAGCTCGATGAAAACGGAAAACCAATCTTCGCACCCGATGGAAAGGTCATGAAGAGCAAGTTGTATTCGAAGCCAGATTTAAAACAATTCTTTCAATAAACTTATGAATCTAAAAACCATTGACAAAATTGTCAATTCCGCCCTGTTCATGATAATTTTGGCGTTCATCGTTTCGTTTGCATTTTTATACCACTCATACACAAAGCCGATTCCGGCAGTTGCCAGATCCGCACACCCGGTTGGTGTCATAATCAGAATCCAGGCTTCATTCGATGGCATTAACTGGTTCCCATGCCCGGACGTCGGCCTGATTCAGAAGGGGAATCTTAAGGAGGGATACTTTACTATTACTTCAATCAATATCACAAACCAATAACAAACAACAAAAGGAAACAAATGAAATCAATGATCATTAAAACTGAAATCCCAATTGCCGGCGGAAGCGAGTTCCGCCTTCAGGAGGGTCACGGCGGCTGCGTTGAATTTGTGGAAGCTAAGTCATCGGGTGGCGCGCATCACCGAAGGATGGAACCGGAAAAGGTCATCGTCCGCATCCCCGTCGAAAAGCGTGCCGAAATCGCCAAATTCTTCCAGTCATGAAAATCAAATCAAAGACCCTGCGCTCCGCCCTGGAATCGGCGTGCAAACTTTCCCGCTCGACCGCAAATCCGATGTCGGCCTACCTCCGGCTCAAACTCGACGACGACCTGCTCAAGATATCTTCGACCAACCTTGAAGAATCCCATTATGGACTCATCAAGATCGAAGACGCCGACAACTCGGCTATCAATTGTTGCGTCCTTCCACGCTATCTTTCTGCCTCTATGGCGCTGGCTAGCGAGTTCGTGGAAATGAATCAAGAGAACGGAATCCTGACAATTGACGCCGAAGCCACCTTCCGCGTTAAGTGCCTGGACGGTGATGAGTTCATCCCAGAGCCGAAGTCATCAACCAAACCATCCAACATCACTTGTGCTGACCTGGCATCCGCAATCAAGGCTGTGGAGTTCTGCGCTCGTGTCAACCCCGCACGACCGGAACTGGCATCGGTTCACATCTTCAGTGAGGATGGGAAGGTCTTCGCCGAGGCTGTTGACGGCGGGAACGGTGCATTCACCTCATTTACCTGCGCGACTAAGCTTGATGCCCTCATCAGCACCAATCATTCCAGTCGCCTAGCTGCTGCGCTTTTGCTGGAGGGTGCGCAGCTTTCTGTTAGCGACGGTGCGCTTTCCGTAAAGCACAACCTTGGAGCCTATCAATGCCGGCTGCTCGAGGCCCAATACCCGAACACCGACCACATCCGAAAAGGTGGGGACTTCCAGCCGTCGAAGCCGCTCGGAACCGTTGACCCCAGGGTTGTAGCGGAAACCCTGTCAGCCGCTTTGATGATGTTTGAGGCTAATGAATTGCCCTCAATGAGCGTCTCGTTTGGGCCAAAGGGCGCAATCCTTGAAACGCAGGGATTCAAGCGAACCATTCCTGGCAAGTTTGGCGAGTTCCAGACGCAGGTCAATGCACAGTCTTTCAAGAAGTGCATTTCCGCCTTCGCTGGCAACAACGTCAACATCGCCACCGGCAACCTTGACTTCCTGCATTTCTGTTCCGGAAGTCTTACTGTTGCCAGCATGTCTCTGAGGAAATAATATGGCAGCTGAATCCACAATCCCTTCAAAGAAAGAAATTGTTGCCGTCTTGTCTTTCATTCAGAACGAGACAATCGTTCGTAATGCAAAACTGCAAACGCGCAATCCTCGGGAGCTTCTTGAGGGGCATCCGTTGCGGTATAGCAATTCACGCCTTGGAAGTCATGACGGATACCGAGGTCATGGAATGGGTTGACAGGAATCGGCGCAGTCATTTGAATTGAAGGGTGCGTATGTGTGAAATAGCTGAGGTCTATCAAGTGGAAGATTGCAGGGCGCGCAAGGAGCATCACTGCATCGCGTGTCTTGGCGTAATCAAAGTCGGCGAGACATACAAGCGTCATCACGGCGTATTCGATGGCTCCGGATTCAGTGACAAGGTGTGTCCTGAATGTCACGCGATGATAATTGAAATAAACCTGAACCTGAATGCGGACGAAATGATAGCCGTGAGCGAACTGACGGAAGCGGTGTTTGAGTCAGACGCGAAAACCATGAATGAATATCTGGCCATCAAAACCAAGCGTGGTGGCGAAATCAGGCCGTGGATGACAGAGCGCGTGGCTAAGGCGCTTAAAAACTGATATGCTATCCGTAAAGGTAATCCCCGGAGAACCGACTCGCTTTCACGTTCAGTCTCAGCGTTACGGCTGCAGTGAATGTGATGCAAGGTTTCTGATCATCGAACATTCCTTTATGGCTGAGGGGATGAAATGCCCAGATTGTGGTCGTGGGAAGATAGAGCTTAGATGGCACCTGGTTGACATCGGATCTTATGACGGAGCAGGGATGTGCTCGTGCGAATGGTGGGCGTTCTCAGTCAAGAAGAAGCTTGATAACATGACCAAGGAGCGCAGGCTGATCAAGCCTATCAGATGCGGTCACATTGATGTTGCTCGGACATTCTGCCTCGACATGTTGTTGCGGCTGCACATCTGGGAGCAGAACGGCGGAAAGAAAGTTGATGAAGGAATCTAATGGCCTACGTCCGCAAAACCAAACCCGCTTTATGGCGAACCGCATTCCCGGAACAGTATCAACCGCCAGTTCCAAAGAAAAGGCGCCATCATGGCATGAGCGTGAAAAGGAAAGCCGAAAGTGTCGAATACAGAATCTTGCGGCTAGAGTTTCTGCTCTTAAATCCAATCTGCCAAAGGTGCGGTCGCCCAAGTGAATGCGTCCACCACTGGGCTGGGCGACGATCGAATTTCTTGAAGGTGGAAACTTGGCGAGCGTCCTGTATTGCCTGCAATGATTTCGCCAAACAATGCCCGAAGGAAGCGCGGGAGATTATATGGCTCGCCCCGGTTGGTGTATATTTAACATGACGAATCCCGCTTCAATGGCCTGGAAGACGGTTGAAAAATACCGCGCAACCGCTCGGTTTATTTGCCGGCATTGCGGTTTCGCCAAGCGGAATCCAGGTCGTTGCCCGGCTTGCGGGAAGCGAAATGTGACGGTTGGAAGACCGCGAAAATCAATTGCAAATCAACCACTTGCGCCGTTGGTGAAAGATTTATGAAAATAGTTCTTGCCTTCTTGACCGATTCAAGCGATGCTTTGGTTGTTCGGAGGCGAAGAGCCGAAACCGGACGCTGAAAGAAAAACTGATTATGAGCACAAAGTTAAATCCGAGCGGCGAGCTTATGCGCCGCATGACAAGTTTAGCCAACCTCTACAAGAACAGCGCGGTCAAGCCGCAGTCAATTGTAATTGACGACTTCGCAGAAATTGAATCTCTGATTTCCGAACACGCCGCTCTGGTGGCGGTGGCGGAAGCGGCAGTGGATTCTGCTTGGCTAAATCAAGCTTACCAACTTTACGGAAAACGTCCACACGGAAGTTGGAACATTGATGATCTCAATCGTCGCAGCAGGACGTTCGGAAAACTGTCCGAAGCCCTCGCCAACCTCGCCACCGTGCGTGAAGGAAAGGATTTGCCGGTTTCCTAATCAGTTACGGCAGGCGGGAGGTAACTAACCGCCAAACAAATTTACCGCTATGAAATTCACAAAACAGCAACTCCTCGACCTTTATCCCTGCCGAGACGGTCTTGCGTTCGCCGCTTCCTGCGACTTCGACTTCGCCAAAATCTACGCGACCTGCGAATGTGGAGACTGGCTGATCTGGCTCCTTCGCAAAACAAGCGCCATCACCAAGCCACAAACAGTCTTATTGGCCTGCGAATGCGCCGAACACGTTCTGGCGATTTACGAGAAGAAAAATCCAAACAACAAGAGACCACGGAAGGCAATCAGGTCGGCTCGGAAATGGGCGAGTGATCCGACGGAAGAAAATCGTTCAGCTTGCAGAACCGCCGCCGCCGCCGCCTACGCCGCCGCCGACGCCGACGCCTACGCCGCCGACGCCGCCTACGCCGCCTACGCCGCCGCCGCCGCCGCCGCCGCCTACGCCGCCGCCGACGCCGACGCCTACGCCGCCGCCGACGCCGACGCCTACGCCGCCGACGCCGCCGACGCCGCCTACGCCGCCTACGCCGCCGCCGCCGCCGCCTACGCCGCCGCCGCCGCCTACGCCGCCGACGCCGCCTACGCCGACGCCGCCTACGCCTACGCCCGAAAATCTGAGCGGAAATGGCAGGCGGATAAAATTCGTGAAATCATCCCGAACCCATTTACAAACTAAACTATGAAATTACAATTGGGCCAAACAACACGTTGCGGCGGCTATCAACAAATAGTCACCGCCGTCAACGAAACTCACGCACGCATCGCAACGCGTTCTGCTAAAGAACCTCTGAAAAAGACCGTCATCAAGCGCGAGCAGAACGATTTCTTCGGAAACAAGCTAGGAACGATGGCGGCTATAACCCAGCCCGGAAACTGGCCGGGAGACCTACTCGAGTTCCTGAGCGCAATCGGCGACGAGGGTCCTGCCTATTCTGGCGAGATCACGGAAAATGAAATGGCTTCCGCTGATGATTTTATGTTCCGGACGGCATCCGTCGGGGAGGTCGTCCGGTTCGAAGAATTTCAATATGCTGTGGTCGCGGTGAATGACGGTTTTGCCCGCCTACTGCGGCTCGACGGCAAAGTCGAATTGACCACCAACCCATTTTCGCACGAGGAAGTTTCCCTGCACGGAACCTCGTTCGATACAATTCTTTACGCTTCCGGTGATAAGCGCGAGGAGTTAACCAAACCAATCACCCAAGAGGAGAAAATGAAAGTTATGGCTACAAAAACAACGCAGAAATTCGCAAAGGTTCCAAAGAACAAAAATCGCGGTGGACTGGCTGCTGAAACCGTCAAGCCGCACGACAAGTCAGCTTCCGTCAGGCTGACACCGGAACAGAAGAAGGCTGCGAAAGCCGCCAGGGACGCCGAGCGCTACGCGGCCAAGAAGGCGAGGGATACACAGCCCGAAAAGAAAACTACGAAGACAAAGACCAACAAGCCTGCTGTGTTCGGATTCTCGGTCAATAGCCTGTTGGTAGCAGCAGGAGGATTGTCAACGACACCAGAGAAGCTGATGGCCATCTTGGAAGGACACGGAATTAAATTGTCGATGTCAAAAATAAAAGGAACGATGGCCTTCGGAAAGAAACACGGCGGCGGAGCGGTTCTTCTTCCGGAACACATCACCAAGCTGACCGAATGAAGCCTCGAATTTATTTAGCTGCGGGTTGGTTCGATCCTGCGCAGCTAAAACAGATGGAGGAGATTCGTGCCGTTTTGTGCCGTCTTGAAGAGGACGGGAAACTGACCTCGTTCGCTCCATTTTATAATGGGGTAGTTCTGAAGGGGAAAGTCGATCCAAATTGGCGTCGAGAGATGAAGAGGGCCTGGGAGCTTGACATTTGGGAATTGTCACGCTCCGACCTCGTGGTCGGCTCGACTCAGAATCATGACGTCGGGACTATATTCGAGTGCGGTTATGCCTCCGCACTTAAAATCCCGATTCTTTGTTACAACTCAGCTCCAGAACTAGGCCTCAACGTCATGTTGTCGCAGGAATCTCGAGGATTCTGCAAGAGTCCTGCGCAACTATTAGAAGCATTGCAAGGGTTTGTTGCGTATTGCAATTCTCCAAATTACGGAGACGGCACGTGGCGCCACAATTTATGGCAAGGAGAACCGATATGAGGAATGTGGTAATAATTGATATAGACGGTGTGTTGGCGGACTACCGACTAGGGTTGCTGTTTTGGATTCGGCAGTCGTGCCCGGAATTGTCGCAGGCGGCGAACCAACACGTGCTCCGCACCGACACCTGGATCGATCAGCACACTATGGGTATAACCTACCGAAAGTGGCTCGAGACCCTCGAGATGTTCCGGATGTCTGGTGGCAAGCAGGCGATTCCGGTCTGTGCGGGTGCAGCGGATTTATTAAACAGGCTGCGAGCAGACGGCAAAGAGATTGTGTTGTTAACTTCACGGCCAATTGATATATACTCGAATATCTACCGAGACACGGTGGAATGGCTGCGGAACAATCGGTTGTCCTACGACCTGTTGCTCTGGTCGAAGTCGAAGGCCGAAATCGTATTCAAAATGCGTCTTGCCGACAAGGCTCTCTTCGCAATTGACGACGAGCTAAAGCATGTGTCCGACTACGACCAGTTGGGAGTCGCAACTTACTGGGTTGATATTTACAAAAAAGGAGAGGACATCAGCCTCCTAAAAGGCTGCGTTCGGGTTAGCGATTTAGCCCAAATAACCGCTTTGTTATGAAAAACAATCCGAAAGTAACACTATTAAGCATAACAAACGACCTGCAAGGCGTTATGGGACGCGTTTGGGAGGTTGCCAAGGGAAAGTTGCCCCTGGAAGAAATAGACGCGTCTAAAGCCGATCTAGCCGCGATTCTGTCCGCTGATCTTCCTGTAAGCGAGTATGTCAACACGGTTTGGTGCGTGGAAGGAATGCCGAGAGCGTTCTGGGATCAGTTCGATCGCTGCCGACATGCTGCTTTTTGGGAACAGTCCGTGAGGATCCTAGACCTAAGAGATTTTGCAGACGAGCAGGAATACTGGATTCCGGACGCAGTTGCGAAACAGCCCGAGGCCCTAGCACGATACAACGCCACCATGCGTCAAATTCAAGACGGTTACAACGACCTTATGAAACTGGGAGTTCCGTCCGAAGACGCACGCGGACTTTTGCCGTTGCATATAAATGTGCGCGGAACTTGTTGCATCAATTTGCGGGCGCTGAAGCAGCTTATTTCAAATCGGGTGTGTTTTATTGCTCAGGGCAGCTACTGGCTCCCGGTGGTGCACGGAATGATGCAGGAGCTTTCGAAGCATCTTTCGCAAAGGGTCATGACGTCTTTGGCGAATCTTCCATGTCACGGCAAGGGACGCTGTCCGATAGAGGGCAATGTTGTAACGCGCCTTACTTCGGAAGACCCAAATCCGGTCTGTCCTATTTACCTCAAGCGTTTCGCCAAAGACAAACCGGCGGCGGAGGCCTTTACCAAACAGCGTCATCCTGACTACGAGAAAACCAAGCAAACTTATTTCGAGCTTATCCGCTCATTAGGAATGGAAACATGAGAAAAAAAATTAACGCAAAAGGTCTCGAGGCTTTGCAACACCTCGAAAATAGCTCGGTGCGGAAGACGGCATTCGAGATACTGGATGAAGCCGCCAAGACCTTCAAGCAGCGAAACTCACTTTACAAGGACAATTACAAACACAGCGGAAATGCATTTTTGTCAATATTTCCTGGTCGCAAAATGCCAGTCGTCAAAAACGAGCGCGACGCAAATCGTCTAATCCTTTTGCAGATGGCGGTCGGCAAGCTGATGCGTTATGCTTACAACTTCGAAGAGGGCGGACACCAAGACTCGGTGCACGACGCCGCTGTTTATTGCGCCATGCTGGAAGAACTTACAGAGGAGAATATATGAACACTGCCTGTCCGCCGGTCGTCGAGGACAAAACTCAACTTGACCAATCGGATCCCGAGATTAACGTCCTGATTGAGTGTCTAGTTTGTGGTTCTCACACAACAGTCCCGCGTGACCAGTTTCATGGTCACGAGACCTGCAAGTCTTGTGGACAGACCACGAACCAAATCATCGTCCAGTAATCATGAGCGACCCTTTCGTTCATCTGCACGTCCACAGCGAATACAGTGCGCTGGACGGATTCGGGCATCCGCAACAATTCGTTGACCGGGCCAAGGAACTTGGCCAAACCGCTCTAGCGATCACAGACCACGGCAATGTTTCCGCTCACAAGCGGTGGTATGACTCGTGCCACGAAGCTGGAATCAAACCGCTGCTTGGAGTGGAGGCCTACGTGGTTGACGACTCAACTTCAAAGTCACAGCGCGGTCAATGGCACATTACCCTGCTTGCCAAAAATATTACCGGCTATCGCAATCTCCTGAAAATTGTCACGCTGTCCTGGGAGCACGGATTATATTACAAACCGCGCACAGACTGGTCAATTCTGCAACAATTCAGCGAAGGGCTGATTGCAACGTCGTCTTGTCCGTCCGGGAAGATCGGCAAGGGAATAACCAGAGAGGGGTGGTCGGATGGCCAGGTTGTTGCCGAGATGAAGAAACAGGCCGGTTTGTTCAAGGACTATTACGCAGAGGTGTCTCCCTGGGACTACGACGACGGCAAGAAGGTTGCGACAGCGGTTTATAGAGCGGCCCAGTCTGAAGGGGTACCGATGGTGTTAACGATGGACGCCCATTATCCACGACCAGAGAATGCAAAGATACAGGACGTGATGCTTTGCATCCAGAATCGGGCCAAGTTCAACGACCCAGACCGCATGAAGTTTTCCCAGCAAGACTTCTGTCTCTGGTCTGGCAACGACATGGCGGAAAAATGGGCCAAGATCCATGGTGCGCGTCTGCCGGGATTAGACGACATGATCCTAAACACCGGCAAAATCGCCAACATGGTTGATTTTGAATTTCCTAATACGTCTCCGTTGCGGTTTCCGTCCGAAGAGGGAAGCGAGCGGTTGTTGCGTCGGTGGTGCGAGGAAGGGTTGCGCGCTCGCAAGCTGGACAGCGACTCGGTCTATCGCACCAGACTTGAGTATGAGTTTGGCCTTGTGTCCTCAAAGAAATTTGAAGACTATTTTTTAATAGTAGCAGACCTAATTGTGTGGGCCAAGAAAGCAGGAATTTTAGTTGGTCCTGCACGCGGTAGCTCGTGTGGTTCGTTGATGTGTTATCTTCTTAGAATTACTGAAATTGATCCGCTGAAGCACGGTCTGATCTTTGAGAGATTCATTGATGCTAGCCGCCAAGACCTACCGGACATAGACATAGACTTCGACGCCGAGCGACGGGCAGAAGTCAAAACCTATCTTGCCAACAAATATGGCCAAGACCGGATCGCCTCACTGCCGACCTTTGGAACATTCAGGGGCAAATTGTGTTTGCAGGATATCGGACGTGTTTTTTCGATTCCGAACGAGGCTGTAGAAGATTGTAAGCGTCTGGTAATACAGCGCAGCAGCGCAGACTCTCGATTTGGCGCAACCATCGAGGACACATTTACAAATTTCGAGCAGGCTGCTAATTGGCTTGAAAAGTATCCAGAGCTAGCCATGGCCCAACAGCTTGAGGGGCAGATTCGCCAAACAGGAGTGCACGCTGCCGGAATTGTAATCAGCAACGAACCAATTGGCAATTTTGCTGCTATGTATCTTACTCCGAGCAAAGAGCGCGTTATCTCGATGGATTATCACGACGCTACGTCAGTTGGCCTGCTAAAGATTGATCTGCTCGGACTAAAGGCGCTGACTATTATAAAGAGGGCGGCGAAAATGATCAAGGAGAATTACGGCACGACCATAGATATAAATAGCATCCGTCTAGACGACCCGACAGTTTACCAGAGTTTTTGCAACCAGCTGCTGGAGGGGATCTTCCAGTTCGAGGGCAGATCAACCCGACAGGTGTGTCGCCAGGTTAAGCCAGACAATTTTGAGCAGCTAGTTGCTGTCAACGCTCTGTCGCGTCCGGGGCCATTGCACAGCGGTGGCCTCGGAGATTATGTGGCTCGTCGCTGTGGAAAACAAGAAGCCACCCCGTTGCATCCAACGCTTGACGAGATCACAAAAGAGAATTATGGCATTACCATCTACCAGGAGCAGGTGATGCAAATTGTCCGGAAAATGGGTAAATTTGATTGGTCTGGTATTGCAACTATTCGAAAGATGATGTCTAAAAAGTGGGGCGACGAGGCATTTGGGGCAATGGAAAAGCGATTCGTCGAAGGCGCGAATAGTCAAGGAATTTCTTCAGAGGACGCTTCTCGGGTGTGGAAAGCAATTTGCACCTTTGGTTCGATGGCCTTTAACAAAGCTCATTCGGTGGCCTACAGCGTAGTCGCCTATCAGACGATGTGGCTCAAGGTCTATTACCCGCACGAATTTTATGCAGCAACGCTAGGCCTCGAGGACGACGAGCTTGTGAGAGCGCGGCTGTTGCGGGAGTATAAGACAAGTTTCGGACTCCCTTTGTGCGTTGATGTAAATAAGAGCGGTGCAAGCGCCACCAGCAGCGGAGGCGGATTGCGGCTGGGTCTCAATGCTGTGATCGGACTTGGCGACAAGGCCGTTGAAAAGTTGATTGCCAACAGGCCATACAAAACATTTGACGACTTCTGTCGTCGCAGCGGTCTTCCAAGATCAAAGGCCGACGTGCTTCTAAAGATAGGGGCATTCCGAGACTTTACAACGCTTTCAGACCAGCCGGACATCTTTGGAGACAGCGACGTCTACAAAAATCCAAAGGAAGACGACCTTGTGAAATTCTGCCCGTCAATGTCAGAGAACAAATCGTGTCGAGTAGCCAGGGATTGGCTTGCTTGCCAAACCAAAGACCGCTGTTTCAGGATCGCAGAGCTTTACGACATTACGACCAAGACAGACGTTGTGATCGTCGGACGCTCAAATCCCGCCACCGACTTTAACGCCAAGAACAAGCACGAGGTGGCTCAGAGCAAAGGAGACGTATTCTCTCCCAAACAGGGAGAGGAGCATCTAACAAAGAACGACTACAATTTTCTAAACTTTGACACAAGTGACGAGACAGAGACTATAATCTCTCGTATAGGCTACAAACTCTATCCCAAATTCAAGAATATGATATGGGACATCAGGCCGACAGATGTCCTGGGAGTCCGAGGAGCCGTTTTAGGAGAGATGCGGATGGTGTTTGTCTACAACGTCGTCAACCTGACCCGGTTGCAAGACAAGATCGCCAAGAAAGAAAAGTTGACCAAAGAAGAGGCCGACTTCATAAACCCACCAAAGAGGAAAAAATATGCCAGGAATTGAATGCCAGTTTGCAGTTGGTGACAGCGTTGAAAAGACAGGCGGAGACTACTCCTTTGAAGGGGTAGTCGTCAGCACATTCCAAAAGAAGTCTGGCAAAATCAGACGGGTCGTCGAGGACGGTCGTGGAATTTTGCACATTTTCAGCGAGGGGAATTTAAGAAGAAAAGACTTGCCTTCTTGAACTAAAAAGGCGACACTTTCTATTGAGTCTATGACCTACCCAAACCACCCCGGTTCCCGCCCAAGCGCACCCGAGACCAGTTTTCAGGCTGCTGAGGTCGCCAAGGAGTCCGCAGCCTTCATTCGTGAGCGCGTTGCGGGAGTTCTTTCAACCGAATATGTCGGCCTGACCTGTCATGAAATTGCTGACAAGCTTTGGGGAAGGACTGCCGGCACCGCCGAGCACGAGCGGTTTCGCCACAGTGTTCAGAGCCGCTTGAGCGAATTGCTGATTGCTGGCAAGGTGATTCAGACGCCGCTGCGTCGGAAGAACTCGAGTGGTGTGTTCGCGGTCGTGTGGCGTTCGGCGAGCTTCCAGTTGAGTCAGCCGAATCTTTTATGAGCGCAATCCCCCCAGGATGGGTGGTGCAGCCGGACGGAAGTTATTCCAAGCCGAAGACGGAGCGTGATTCTGAAAGATTTCCAGTTTCTAAAATGGTCGCTTCCGCAAGGCCTGCCAAGAAGCGCATCCGCCAGGACAGCAAGCCGCTGATGAACAGGCTGGAAACGGAATACTGGAGAATCCTTTGCGAGAAATACGGCGACCCCTTCGTCAAGCCGCAGGCGCTGCGCTTCAAGTTGGCTAATGGACTGTGGTACAAACCAGACTTCTCGGTAATCCAGCCGTGGGTTGCCGCAAAGGTTATTTGCTACGAAGTCAAAGGCCCATTCGCCTTCCGTGGCGGATTCGAGAACCTGAAGTCCGCCGCCTTCCAGTGGCCGCAGGTTAAGTTCATTCTGGTTTGGAAGGAAAATGGAATCTGGCAGGAGCAGGAAATTCTGAAATAAAACTATGAGCATCACCGTCAAGAACGAAAAAGAACTACTCAGCAAGGCCATGTCAATAATCGGCAGCCGCATGACCAAGAAGCGCATGAAGCACCTGCGCGAGGTTCAGGCACCGATGATGCGGTCATTCATCAAGGCGCGCAAGCTGAACGCGAAGGCGGTCGCTGACATCCGCAAGAACTGTGACGGCTACAAGTCCGCAACGGCACTGGCCAAGAAATACGGTGTTAATGTGACAACGGTGTTGCGGACTAAAGATGGCAAATACCACGCAAATTTATGAGCAAGATCAATCAGCCCGAAGTTGACCGCTTGTGCGCGCACTATTCCGCAGCCAGCGCGGATCGCGAAACCTGCAATCGCCGCCGCGATAAAATTGAAGAACTCCTTGACGCCGAAATGGCCGGAATGCAGAAGCATTTCCGGCGCAAGTTGTCGGCAGCAATCAAGGGGAGCCAATCAACCGTTATGCGTTCGCGGGTCTGGGCGCTTGTCGCGCACGGGAAGACCCCGGTCACAATTACACCAATCGCCTCGGCGACAATTCTTGTCAGGAAAGGCGTCGAGATTCACCTGTCGTTCGTCGCGACGGAGGGGAATATCAGCGCCGAAACAGGTCGGCTTAAGGCGGCAATCGCCGCACTGAACAACCCGTGATCACCGTTGATAACATAGCCGACGCGATCTTCAGAACGGAAGGCGGCACCAAGACCCGCCACCCATATGGAATCCTTAGGAAGTTCCAGGAAACAACCCCTCGGCAAGCCTGCCTGAATACAGTCAAGCACGCGATGAAGGATTATCATTACGACCATTGCGATCGCGCATTCATCTACTTTCTGGCTGACCGATATTGCCCGACGAAAAGCGACGCCGTCGGTAATGTCAGGTGGAAGGCAAATATGGTGGCGATTTTGAGGATCAAAGAATAAACTTTTCTTTTTCAACAAAATGAGGCATAATTTACCTGCAATTGCAATGAGCGCATACACGAAAGCTGAGTTCTCAAGAATACGCAAGGCCGCGCTGAAGCTTCCAGGCGCGAAGGATGTGAGCCATATTCGTCCGCGAGCTTATTGCATCGCGAAGCCCGCAAGTGGGTGCGCAGTTTTCGTTACGCCAGAGGTTGACGCAGCGCCTCGCCTACAAACGCACCAGAATGCAACCGGCGACCTTGTCCGTGACAATCTTGGAAACGTCAAGGTTGGCGACTGGTGTATCCTGGCTTACGTTTCTAACACGTGTGGCGGCGGAACTGCGGTGATAGAGAACCTGACGCAGCGGAAAGGAATCCGTGGGTAAGCGTTCCACCAGGCAGGAGGTCAACGAGCGCGAGCTTGAGGTAGCCGACTACCTTTTACGCTTCCCGATGGCTTCTGAGTTCGAGCTTCACAAGGAGTTTTGCCCGAAATGGAGCGTGCATTGGTCCAGGATCGGTGCATATGCGCTTCGCGCGAGGGCCATAAACAAGAAGCGGGTGAATATGCCGCCCGAGGATTACAAGGCAATGGGCCAAGCGGTATTGCTCGACCTCCTGAAGTCCCCCTCACCCATGATTCGCCTGAAGGCCGAGCAGTCATTGCGTGAGATTGCTGGCTATAGTGCTCCACGACAGAGTCAAATCGGTGGCATGGAGGGATCTCCGCTTCAGTTCGTTCCATTGACTGTAAACCCTGAAGATGTCACGGGGAAGAAATGAGCCGCAGCAACCCATGCGCCGTAGCCGAGCCTCCAAAGCGGCTGCCACGCAGTGTTGACAAGGCCAATCAGCGCACGGTGAGCGGCAGGGAATACCTCGAGTATTGCCGGCGGTCAATTGCTGGCGAGTTCCACATACCGAGGGTGGAGGTTCTTACCAGGAACGGTTTCTACCGGCTAATTCTGACCGCGCCAATCAAATGAGCAAGAAAACATCGCGCAAATCAAACCTTCCTCAAAATCTGAGGAACTGGAAGTTCCAGAACAATATCACCAACGATCAAGCAGCGGAAAGGCTGCGTGTCCCGGTCAGGACTTTCGCTGACTGGCTTTACGGAACTCATCTTCCCTGGCCTTGTCGCGAGGCGGAGATAATTGCGAGACTGAAATGATTACGCTTGTGCTGATTGCTTCCGCTGTCTTGATCGCGCTGGCGATTGCAATATCAACCATTGCCGCGATCTACGTTGCGTTCGTGATAACGGTTGTTTTACTGATTTGGGTTACTGACAAGCCGAAAAGTCGCCGTTAAAAATGAAAGCCAAATAAATCAAATGATGTTCTTCCCTAAAAAGAGATTCGTTCCTGAAAACACCTGGTTCAAGGTTGAAATATCGTTCATTCCGGCACCGGAAGGATTTTGGGACACTGAAATTTACAGGGTGTTTAAAGCCAATATACGAAAATGCTTCAAGCTTAACCCGAGATTTTTGACGTGAGCAATCTCCCCCCAATCAGCAGGTTGCGCTTCAGGGGGGCAAACCTGGCTGCGATTCGTGAAAAGTCACATGAGATGATTCTTTGCTCGCCAGCCGACACAGGAAAGACGGTTGCTCTTTGCTACAAGACGGCAATCATCGCAACCCAGGTTGCGGGCTGCCACATCGCAATGGTGAGGGCTACATACGCAAGCCTTCAGGACAGCGTTGTAAAGACTTTCGACCGCGTTACGGCAGGGCTTGGGATTCAGAAGCTCGGCGGAAGCAAGGTTGACCGTTACGTTTTCAGGAACGGATCTGAGATCGTTCTGATTGGTGCCGACAAGCCGGAAAAGCTACTGTCTTCCGAATGGTCTGTAATTCACGCGTGCCAGGCGGAGGAATTAAAAGAGAGCCAATGGGAGATGATGGCGTCACGCGTCACTGGTCGCGGAAGTGTTTTTAAACACCCTCAAATATATTCTTGCTGCAATCCTTCCTCCTCACGCCATTGGATCCGCAGCCGTAAATCCCTCAAGCTCATCACCGGCAGCCAGAAGGATAACCCAGAACTTTACGACGACGCCGGCAGCATGACCCCGGAAGGCGTGCGCCGTATGGATATGGCCGACAAGATGCTGACCGGCGTCCGCCGCCAACGCCTCCTTTACGGTCAATGGGCGACCGCCGAAGGTGCCGTTTACGATACGTTTAGCCCCTCCATTCATGTTCTAGAGCGTCCGCGTAGCGAGTTCAGGGAGTTTGGCCTGGCGATTGATGAAGGCTTTACTAATCCGGCGGTGATCCTGGAGATCGGCGAGGACAGCGATGGTCGGCTGCATGTATTCCGGGAGTTTTACAAGCGCGGTGTTCGGCCAGAAGATTTCGTAAACATCGCCGAGGACTGGGCGCGGTCAATTGGCAGCCCGCTGCTGGCCGTGGACGAGGCCGCAGCGGGTCTGATAGCCGACCTGCGGGCACGCGGCTTGAACGCGCAGGGAGCCAAGGGGCGCACGCCGGAGAGCACTGGCAAGCACATCATCCTGGACGGTGTTGCGGCCATTCAGAACCGGCTCAAGGTTCAAGGAGACGGAAAACCTCGGTTGACGATTGATCCCTCGTGCGTTGAGGTGATTAATGAAATGGAAAGTTACGTGTGGAAGCCCGAGAAGGATGAGCCGATCAAGGAAAACGATCACGCAATGGACGCTCTTCGCTACTACGTCGCCAAGAAGATGAACTTCACCGGGTTTGCGTCGGCGGCTGGCTTCAGCGGCTCGTCGTCAGTCGAGGCTGCGCCAACTGACCTTTGGGTGCCGGACTGGCTATCGCCGGAGGAATTAGGATTATGAAAATGCTCAGTCAGAAATTTGCCGACATAAAGACCGGAGCGAGATTCACGGTATTCGTTGACGGAGACGATGTCATTACTGTTCCGGCACCACTGATGACTGAGTGGGGAAAAGGGTGGGTGACTGGAATCTTTCACAAGTCTGACTTCTCAAAGATGTTCCGGGAAGTTCCAGGTAAGCAAGGCCCAAAGCTATGATTATGAAAACACCACGCATCCCATACGGACACGAAGACGAAACCGGATTCCATTATGACCCGGAGCCGACAGGTGTGAAGCGTGGTTCCGGTAGGTTCCCAGCCTCCTGGCTGCTTGTCCTTATTGTGATTGCGGTTAGCATCCTGATTCTTGTAAGGATGCTATGAGCGAAAACCTCGACACTGACATCTCCAGAGCAAAACGCAGAGCACGACGCAAGGTTTCACGTCAAGAGCTTCTACGAATACCGCTTCCTGCGCATCCGTTCAAGCTGGAATGAGCGGCACGCGGTGATGGGGAAGAATCTGACGGACTTCCTTATCGCTAAGTATCAGAAAAGTGGAAAGAAGCGGCGGTAAAGCAAGCTTTATCTTGAGGGGTGTTCACCCCTGTTTCCTTTTCGCCAGTTCCCGGGCATAATTGGCCCGTGAGTAGATCATTCAAGTCAAAATCCGCCACGCGTAAAAACAGATTCTTCGAATACGACAGCCAAAAGGATCGCCGGCAAAGCGCTATCTGGCTGGACGCTATCAGCCTCGATTCAGAGCATTTCAGGAAGTTGCAGGTGAGGACGAGGTCAGTGTGACACCCAGTCCCTTCCCCTGCCCTTTCTTCTTTCCCCTTCCCCTTTGAGGGAGACATCAGAAAGAGCAGAGTGAGCGAGCGATTGGCATAGCACCCCTAGGTGCCGTGCTTCTCGCTCTGCTTACAAAGGACATCAGACGTCGCGTCGGTCGCTTCGCTTCAGGCTCCCCTGATGCCGCATCAGGCTCAGGAGATTGACTAGACTATTTCGATTTTGATGCAATCGCTCTGCTCACGCTCTGGTCTTTCGCACCCACGTGTCTGGTTTCGCAGTCCCGGCTACCAGAAGTAAAACCACACCGCCGCGTCCTGTTATCACCGCTCGTGTGGAGTTTTGTTGACGGAAGGCTTCGGCTCGACTTTAAGGCGAATGACCGAAGCGGGGAAATAACTACGCCGGTCAAGGTTTTATCCCCGACCGGCGTTATCAAGTGTTGCGATGCAGCTTGACGAGTTAGCCAACTTCCTGAAAGGAAAGTCAGCCGATTGTTTGCTCGTGTTTTATGCATCGTGCCTAAACCTTCGCTCATTAACGCAGAAAAGGCAAGCTAAATCTTCAAAATTATTCCTCCCTGATTATTCGCTCCGCTTCCGAGTTCAATATCCCACGCACGCGCCTAGACAGAACGTCTTCGCATTCCCGAACGAATGCCTTGCGCCAGAGCTTCATCTCCGAAGGCCGGCAAGGGAGGCACAGCTGGTCGGTTAGTTTCTCCCTTTCTTGCGGCAGTTCTTTCTTTGCGTAGTTTGCCATGGGTTAATTTTGCCTCATTGGCTTGAAAAAGAAAAGGGAATAAAGTGGAATGAAGTGTTTGAAATCCCTTTCCTGCATCTCAATTCCGCGCGAAGGTTGCCGTTGAAATTGAAGATTCCCTTTACAGGTATCACCCTTCAGTCTCCGTTTGCGAAGGCATCCGGAGAGGTTTCCGCAGCTTCCCCCGCGAGAACGGTTCCAGCCGGTGAGCAATTGCCGAATCGCATTGTTGATGCGGATCCATTGGGAGATTTTTATCTCACACTCCCCGGGAAAATCCCACCGCGTCAGGTAGAATCAATGCTCCGGATGGCGTTGAGCGGCAATCTCTGGCAGTTGCATCAGCTGGTTTGCAAGATGCGGGATACGTGGCCGGAATTTCGCAAGGTTGAACTCGAACTTCGCTCCTCAGTCGCCTCGGTTGAGCTTGTCGCCCACCCCTACTGCCTGCCGAATCAGGAGCCGACCGACACCGCCAAGGAGAAAGCTGACCTCGTTCAGCGGGCGATTGATTCCTTCAAGCCTGACCGTTTCGCCGAAGAGGAGGGTCAATACGGCCTATCGTTTGACATGACGGACGCCATCAGCCTCGGCGTCAGCATCAGTGAGTTGATGTGGGACGAGAACGCGCAAGACCCTGAAGGCCGTCCCGAGAAGAAGATCCGCGCCACTGGCTGGGTTCATCCGCGCCATTACAATTTCGCCGCTGATGGCTCCGTTGGCGTTGCGGCCAGTGAAGCCGCCGCCGAGAATCCCGCGTTCCCGCAACAGGCCGCGAACATTCCCGTCCTGAACAATCCCTCCAAGTTCATCGTTGCCAAATATAAGTCCAAGAGCGGCACCTGTCTCGGTGCCGGTTTAGCTCGCTCCTTGGCGATCATCTGGTGCGCGGTCACTTACGGCTGGGACTTCATGGTAGCCTACAGCCAGAAGTATGGCAATCCGTTTCTTGACATCGCTTATCAGGCTGGAATTGATCAGAGCGAGGTCAACAAGTTCGTCGCCGCCGCCAAACAGGCCATCAATTCCGGTTACAGTGTTCACCCGGACACCGGCACCATCAACGCACACCCAGCCCAAGGCATGGGCGGAGAATCCGCTCACGTCCAGCTGCGCCGGATGGCTGATGAGTTCTGCCAGAAGATTTACCTCGGTCAAACCTTGACCTCGCAGGCTCCGGTCAATGGCGGCACGCGAGCGCAGGGCGAGGTTCACGAGAACGTCCTCGACAAGAAGGTTGAAGGTCTGCAGAAGTGGATCGCCCGCATTTACACCGAGCAGTTGGCTGAGAGCCTCCTGATCGAGAACTACGGCGAGTCCAGCGAGCGGCCAACCGTTCTGCCGGACACAACCCGCCCGCTCACAACCCAGGAGCAGTGCACCTTCCTCGCCGCCGTAAGCAATTCCACCCTGCCGCTTCCTAAGAAGGAAGTTTACGGGAAGCTTGCATTCCCCATTCCGGAACCGGGTGACGAGGTTCTCATTCGCGGCACGCCGGTCATCCTTGAGGAGGCCATTACGCCGACCGAGCAGAAGGATAAAGACTTCGAGCAGCAGGTCAATCAGCAGGTTGAGGTCGCAAAGGTTCAGCAGGAACTGCAAGGCGGAGCGCCGGAGCCTGGGACGGCTAAGGCGTCATCCGTGCGAGCAACCCTGGGCAAAGCCTCGCCGGTTGAACTCGACGCCCTGGATCACCTTGTAACGGCGGCGGAGAAGGCTCCCCACCGTAACGGCGAACTGACCGCGCTGAAATCCGCACTGGATAAGATTGGGGGACTCCGATGAAGACATTCGCTGAATTGAAAGCGGAACAGGTTGCGCGTAGTTGTCGCGGGGAGATTCAGGCCGGTGCGCCACGCGGAAACAAGAATGCCGCCAAATACGAATCTGGCCAGAAGGTTAAGTTCGAAGGCAAATCCGCCGACGGCTCAACCTCCGGAATGTTCGAGGTTGAAGTCGTAAATCCGCACAGCAATGCCGACAAGGTCACGCATACCGACAACCGTGGTAGGATGTATGAAGGTGCCTTTTCTCACATCCCGACCGCGACCGTGAAAAACACCCGAAGCGGAAAGGTGTTCGAGGCGCACCATTACACGCTCGGCAAGCCGGAAGTGAAGGCATTCTCCACCCTCAAATCCTCAAACAGTCTCCTCGCCACCTACCGCCAGATCGCTGTTCGGGGCGACGAGCCGGTATTCATCAAGTGTGCTGGAACGAGTGAAGGCGTTGCGAAGTCTTGGGAATCTCGCCGTGCCAAGATGGCTGACCCTTCTCACCTTGCCGCCAAGATTTCCGAGCACGACACTGCCATGCATTCGGCTCGCACACCTGAAGAGTTCTCGGCACACGAGGCGTCTAAGAAGGCGTATTCCTTGAGCGACAAGGCTGCCGCCAGCGGTTCCGCATTCGACCACATGAAGGCGCGGGCGGCTCACCTCTCTGCGCATATCAAGCATTTCAACGCTGACAACAAGAGCGAACACGCCGCTGACCACAAGGATGCGATGTCGGGTCACGAATCCGCCGCCGCTCACATCAACGCTGAGAAGCTCAAGAATGAGCCGAAGAAACCTTTCTGGAAGGAAAGCCACCCCAACCGTGACTGGCGCGGTGGTTCGCACAAGGATTAAACGATTATGACAACCGATCAAGACAATCTCATTCAATGCCGTGCCGGCAACGGCGTGGCGATTCAAACCTCTCAACCGTGGGAGGCGGGCAAGCCCGTCAGCTTCATTTACGCACCAGCTGGTCGGCACATGATCACCGCTGGCTTCCGCAAGGGAGAAACGATAACCATCTGTGTTGAGAACGATTCACAGACGGCGGTTGACCTCCAGGAAAGCTACGACCATCTGATGGCCACCGAGCCGAACCAGGAGCCGTTCGGTGACGAGGATCACGAGTCAAAGAAGGCGACCCTGCGCTTCCCGACCGGCGTGACCAAGTTCAGCTGGGGCGAGATCAAGGGCAACGAGGGCGTGATTGTCGCGGCCGAACCGACCAGTTACGGCAGCGAGGCGGTGAACGGTAAGGTCTATCGTTCCTGGTCGCCGGAGTTCGCCACCGACGCTGACTACACAAAGGCTCGCCAGAAGAACAAGCACTGGACGTTCCCTGACGGCGTCAAGGGAAGCGAGAGCAACCCCGCCCGCATCGTCGGTGTAAGCTTTGTGATGGGTGCACTGACCAACCGCCCAGCGTTCCGCGCCATGCCTCCCGTGAAGGCCAAGAAGGCGGATGCGGCGATTGAGGACGGGATTCAGGCGGGTGGGCCAGGGAGTGGTCGCCGAAAAGGTGATTCCAATTTCGTTGATAGCGCGAAGGCGATTCGCTTGGCTTGGGACAAAACCCAATCAGCAGACTCCCTTTCAACGACGGCGGCAATGGATCAAAATGACGCGAATCACGAAAAGGCAAAAGTTGCCCACGCCGAAGCCGCTTCTCATCACAAAGAAATTGCATCCGTTCACGAACAGGGGTCTAGCAGATTCGATCAGCACGACAACCAGGCCAGATACCATGAAAGCATGGCCGCTGAGCATGAGTCGAAGCAGTCCGGCTATACGGCGAAGGCCTCCTCCCCCATCCTCGCCCACCAAGCCGACGAGCTAACCCTTTCCGACCTCCAGTCCAAAGTCCAAGCCACCGCCAGCGCCGACAGCCGCTTCAAGGGCGTCAGCGATCCATCCGGTTGCATCCCCTGCTGCGGCTGCTACGTCGCCGACATCATCCGTGACGAGGATCAGAACGAATGGTTCGCGGTCATCAGTGCCGGCAGCAAGATGAAGCGTGTTGAGTTCCTGATTGACGCCGAAGACGGCTCCGTTGTCCTCGGTGATGAGGTCAAGGAAGTCGCCCGCAAGACGGTGTATGCGGTGGATGCGCTGTGCTATAATGGGGAGGTGGTGAAGGCGGCGGGCAACAGTGAAGGTGCGAAGAAGGGGTGGCAAGGGCGTTCTCGCCACCTGTTTGAAAACGCAGGCTGGAAAGGTGAAAAGAATGTAACGCACGCCGCGCTGCTCGCAAGCAAAGAGGCGGAATCAAGCGGAAGATCAGAAGACCACGAACTTGCCTCAGACCTACATTCAGAAGCGAAAACTTTCGTGTCAAAAACAACCGAACCTTCCGACAGGAAAAATCGCCAGAAAATGCACCATTCTGAAATGTCTGAATATCACAAAGCGGAAGCGGGAAAATCCGTCAAATCCTCCTCCCCCGACCTCTCCTCGCTCTACCTCAAAGGTGCCGCCCAGGAGCCAACCCTTGAACAAATTTTCGCCCGCGTGGGCGCAAACGGCGTCCCCGCTGCCGTAACTAACTGAAAGCGGAATCAACAACCAACACAAATAAATACACAATGAAAATTGTAATGCAGAAGATTCCTGCTGAATCGAAGTTGAAAGCAGGCAGCGCCTATGAGTTCACTGGCGCTGAATTGGACGTGCTCGCCGAAAGCGGTCACGAGTTTATCACCGCAGCCGAACACGCTGCTCAACAGCAACTTCTCGCCAGCCGCGAAGCCGCCGTTGACAACGCCATCAAGACCAGCAAGGCGTTCGCGCCCAAGGAAGACACCGCCACAGTGAAAGCCACGGCGATGGATCTCGAGGCCAGCAAGCCCGGTCTCGGCATCAGCTATATCAACAACCTGCCGGCCAAAGTTCAGGCCAGCAACCTCGGTCAGCGCACAACCTCCTCGGTTGAGGGGATCAGCGCTCGCCTTGAGGTTGGTGAAGTTGGCCTGCGCGAAACCGTGCGTGGCTTCCTCCAGGCCACCGAGCCGGAGTTCAAGCTCCGCAAGCTTGGCGGCATGATCCGCGCTGTGAACAACGACGAGAAGGGTATCAAGGACGCGACCACGATGGCGCATGCTAAAAGCGAGATGCTTTCCGACATCATCACCGCCGTTGAAAAGGGTGGAAACTTTGCCCTGACGGAAGATTTCGTCAAAGCGGCTTACGACGGTTACGCTGACCCGGCTGGTGCGCTCGGTGTCCTAAACACCGCGCTGACCCTCCAGTGGTCGTTTGGCCATCTGGAAAACCAGCTGCTCGCGATTGGTGATATCACCACCGACACGACCGGGACTCCGGTTCTGTTCAAGCAGTGGGCACGCTCCCGCTATCAACAGGTTCCCGGCGTCATGCTCAAGACGCTGACCAACTCCTGGGGCACCAATGCGTCTCCCGGAACGGACGTTGACGTGATGGTTCAAATGTCGAATTATGCCGGTGTCGGAATCGGCATCAACAACTTCGTGCTTGGCACGACGGCTCGCGCACTGCTGGCCGAACAGAAGAATCCCATGCTTTACGGCCTGGCGGAATATATCTTCTACACGCTGATCAATACGGCGATCAACGGCTCGACCCGTTTCGCGAATGACGGTGTTGCGACCAGCACCATCACGGCGGCTTCGGCGTTCGTTGATCCGACGTTCGGAAAGGGCTACTTCAATGTGGCTGGCGCGACGTTGTCAACCTTCGTCAGTGTCCTGCGCGCTGCGATGAACTTGAGCAAGTTCCCGGGTGGCGATGAGGCTCCTGGCGCTACCGACCTTCAGCGGTTCGTCTGGGCGCACACGAACCTGGAAGCGACCATCGCCGCCAGCGATGCGTTCCAGCTGAACCAGTCAATTCAAGGAATCGCCCAGAACAAGGGCGAGAACCTGATCCAGACCGGCATGTTCACGCGCATTGGTAACAACAAGTTCCGTGCCTCGCAGCTTATTGCTGACAACAATTCAACCAGCGGCTCCGGCGCGGACTCCGGCACGAATGCGCTGACGGTTGTGCCAGGAAATCCGGCTGCGGCAAACGTGGTTGGCATCGGCGGCACTCGCAACGGCCTGATGTTTGTCAGCCGTCCGCCTTTGGACTACACCAAGGTTGATCCGTCCATTCCGACGCTCGCCGCGATCGAAATGTTCACCACGCCGAAACTCAAAATTCCGTTCATGATCGTGAAGTTCCTCGACAACTTCTATGAGACGGTCTATATGCGTGCCGCCTGCCAGTGGGGCACTGGACTTGGTGATGAGCGCCAGTTGATGCTCCTGCGCCAGAAATAATCAATCTCAGGTCTGCGGCGGATCGGTCGCCGCAGGCCTGAACCAACAATCAACAAACATCAATCAATCTCAACGAATAACGAATTATGAAATATCATTTCCTTAACGGTAAAACTGCCGAAGCCAAAGAGTTCGCAAACGACGCAGAGGCTGTAGCCGCTGCCCAGAAGGACAAGAGTGTCATTCGCGTTCAGTGTGACAAGACCCTGAAGTATGTGCATGAAGTCGCCTCTGCGGTCGCCAAGGCGACGGCACTGCTGATTGCTTGCCTGCTCATTGGCCTTACTGCGAGTGCGGCTACTATCATCGGTGTTCTTCCGAACGGGCCTTCGGTCACAAGCATCGGCAATAGCTCTTACACGAACCAACTGTTTGGCGTCAACACCAACGGCATCTGGCCGGGTGGGATCTACGCTGGTGGAACAGTTACGAACATCACGGCTGTCTCGCTTGCTCCTGACACCAAAACGGTTGGAATCCAGATGAACTCACAGGTCATGGCCACAATCGGTGCCAGTCCTACAAATCACATCTGGTTTCTGGGTCGCAACATTCAGGGCGGTGCTCCTACGAATGCGATTGGGACTGGCTTGAACATTGAATGGTTCGCAACTGTGACCAACACCATTCCGGCGTCGGCGGTAGTTAGTACGGTTTATACTTCAACGACAACGATTGGGCCTGTTACGGGCGCGACCACTGCGGGAGCGCCATCGGCCACTACGCTGGCTGGTTATTCAACGCTGTATATCGGCGGTTGCGTCGCCCCAGCGAACTGTGCAGTCACGAACTATCAGTTCTACGTCAGCCAGTCGAAGTAACAACTTGCCCGGCGGTTGGGCTGCTGACCGGAGTTTTACCTCCTTTTCTCCAGGTCGGCAGCCCATTCAGGCAAATGAAACATGTCAACAAACTGGATAGCGCCGGTCGGAGCCGATATCAGCAAGGTATTGAACCTTGCTGTGTTCCAGCAGGCTAACCAGAATGTCGGCGAAGGTGTCGTTGATGGTCAGGCATACGACCCAACCGATGATAACCGCGCCGACCACCTCATGGCGCAGGCCGTTGCTCAGATACGCGCTGCGATCCAGAACGCGGGATCCGTTCCCCTTTCCTGCACGGCGGGATCCGTTCCGCCAGAGGCAGAGCGTTATGCGATTGACATTGCAGCATACCAGCTGATCATTTCCACGCCCAATCTGAAGATGGTCATCATCACGGAAAAGGGCACCAGTTCCCCGTTCGCCATTTTCTACCGTGAGGCCATGGAGTGGGTTGAGAAGGTGCGCAAGGGTGCCGCCGTTACCCCGCCAACCGACCCCTGCGGTGCTGACTGGGCTAACTCGGTCGGCGTGACCCTGAATGCCGTTCCCGCCACGGCGGCTTACGACGTCAACGGTTACTACGCCTTGGCGGTCAGGCCCGACACCTTCTACACCTACACGCTTGGCGCGAACGACACCAACATCATCGCCAGCGGCGCAGTTGTCAGCAGTGCCAGTCCAGTAACTTTCAAGGCGCAAAGCAACCGCGTCCTTCTCAAAGGAACTGCCGGAGCGACCGTCACGGCGACCCTCACCTTCGACAATCCGCCGATCCCCGGCATGGTGCGCTACGGCTTCGTTGACGGCGGTCAGGAAGTAAACCTCCAGCAATACGGCTGGGGCAACCAGTTCGGATTCCCGACCAGCGACCTCGGACAGCCATGAACGCAACCCTCGAACAAATCTACGCCAGGCATGACCGGAAGGTTCTGCTGGAGCGGATCTTTGTGAATGGATCAAACCAAGAAGGGCATAACCAATACACCGGTAAGCAAGAAGCTTTCGATGCCGGATTCACGCAGCGCGACCCTTCTGATATCCGCCAGTGGAACAAGGAAGGGATCTCAAAGTCCGGACTTGTATCACACCTTAAGGAGCACGGCTTCAAACCCGGAGACTCGCTTGTCACGCCAAAAGGAACTGCTGAATTTTACGAATCAGAACAAGGAATTGCCTATTCCTGGAGGCCTAAGAAAGGGCGCGGTCATGATGCAATAGCGATGTTTAAGTCTGACGCGAAGGATGTTAAACGACATCCTATTCGTTATCGCAATCCGACATTCCACAATCAGGTTGCAGAAATAACCTCCTCCCTCGCCTCCCGCATCGAGACCCTCCTCGCCCGCGACAGCCGCCCAACCTATTATGCCCCAAACCAACCTGAGTCCCATGACGCAGTTCGTAATCGCGCTGAAGCCGTTTACAAGCGAGCAGTGGATCGTTCCGTTGACTATGCGGCAGCCAAAGCCGCCCAACTCGCCGCCGACCGCAAGGCTGAAGCCAAGAAGAAAGCCGCCATTGAAGAAGAGGTGATCCTCCTGTTCCTGATGCTGATGGCTGATGCCGGCGAGGAGGCTTACGAAACGTCCACAGTCGGTCTAGAAGGAGTCCTTGGCGAAGAGCCTGAAGTTGTCCCGCCCGCTGTTCTGAAGGAGTTTGTGGAGCAACGTCGAGCGGTTCTGAGCGGGTTTCCGGTTGAAATGAGCCAGCGGTTGACCCGAATCGTCACCGACGGCATCGAAAGGGGTCAAACTGACCGCGAAATACGCTCCAGGATCGGTTTAGAGGCGTCGGCCATTAAAAAGGGCCAAGGCTCCGTTGTCAGCCTGACGGAAGCGCAGGCGACCTATGGAGGCGCTCAGACGAGGCTCCTGCAGCGTGCCGGCTTCGAAACGTGCCTTTGGGTCACCCAAGGGGACGAGAAAGTGCGTCAATCGCACCGCGAATGCGAGGAGGCCGGTGAGATAACTATCGGGCATGAGTTCCCGAACGGTTTACGCTTTCCCGGCGACCCGCAAGGGCCAGCAAGCGAAGTTTGCGGATGTCGTTGCAATTTAATTGGCGGACGGAGGAAGTCTGGCATTCAGGCAACCGCGCATGACGTCAGTGAAGAGAAGCGGGACAAGCACGGACGTTGGTCTGAAGGGCCGGGTGATATCACAAGCCACGGAACGGTTTCTTGGACTCAAGATCAGATAAATGACATCGCAAAAGAATGCCGAGTCAATTCCGACTGCCGGATCAGATTGACAGAAGAATCCTACCCAGTGAAGATCGGGGATTGGAGCTTCGAGGCTGTAGGCTCTTACGACCGGACAGCCAAGACCATAAATCTTTTTAAGCCGGTTGGCGGAATGTCCCGCAAGCAAATGCTGCATATCATCGGGCACGAATATGCGCACCACGAATTCGATTCTGTGATGAATGAGTTCCGCCGGCAAGAAGAGCTTGCGATCAAGGATCCGGAAGACCCGATGTATCCAAGTGGCGAGATTCGCGAAGAGTTCCTTGGCCGGTATCCTATTCTTGCGCTTGTTAGTAAGATTTGGCGCGGGACTGGATATGACAAGCTTGAAAAGGATGATGGAGTCACGCCCTATAGTAAATCTTGGTGGGAAAAATATCGCGCCGGGCAAACTTCCGGCTGGGGAGTTGACAGTGGTCTTGCCGGGGTGTTCGTTCCGATGAATGAAACCTACGCAGAGGTCAGGGCACTGAAATACAGCGACCCTGAAGCTTACACGAGTTCCGTTTCCTCGACTTGGAAAGCGTTCGCTAAAGCCATTGAAACGGCAGCAAAGGAATTGCGTGAAAAATAAACCGAACATCGAATCGGCATTGCCGCTGAACTCTGAAATGGTTCCAGTAGCCGCAAAAGACGCAGTTATTTTCAAGGCTTGGATTGATGGTGCTCCTTCGTATCTTGTGAGGGCTGATGAGAAGGATCCGCGCATAACCTCCTCATCCGTAATCTGGAGGAAGCAGTCATGAAAGTCGCCGTCAAATTCTCAATCCGGCAGACCTCGCTAAATGGCCTTGCGCCGTATCTCAAGTCTGAGATCGAGCCAGCTCGCCAGTCCGCGCAGAACGCAATGGCCGACATCTTCCACCAGATCACGCTGTCGAATTTCGGTATGCAGGGGATGGATCGCCCGTCTGAATGGGCCGACTTGTCCCCGGCCTATGCCAAGAAGGTTCACCGCGAGGCCGCTACACTGAACGTCAGCGGCGCACTTCACAGCGCCATTAAGGTCGCTTACGCCGAGGACGCTTCAACCGTATCCGTCAGCAGTGACGACATCCCATACGCCTTGGCACATCAGTTCGGGAATCCCAAAGGCAACCTTCCAGCTCGCCCCTATTTTCCGATTGACGCCAACGGTCAGGTTACGCAATACACCCGAGAGCAGGTTCTCGACATCGCGAAGATTCAATTCGCACAGGAGCTTCGATGAGTAACTCCTACCCAAATCACCTCGCCAGCCCGCCTTCTATCAAAAAGCAGGCGCAAATGATTGGCACCTGGCTGTTCAATTCCTTTGCTAAGCCACGCGGCTGTCGCTCGGATCAGGTCAAGATCATGGCGAACATGCGCCACTTGTGGGAGGAGATTTACAACCGCACAAAGGATGAGCCGACCATCCTGATCGTTTGGAACGGTGAGAAGTCGCGCGGCGGTTTCAATCAGGCTAACACCCTTCACCGGGTCGACCGGCGCTGGATTGTTGTGATCCTTCGCGGTCACGGATTCAAGAACCTGCTGCCGAATCCGGACGCAAATCCCGAGATTCAGGAAGAAGACTTTTACGACTCGGTTGAGATCCTGCGCGACAAGATCCGCGTCATGCTTTCAATCAGCGAAGAATTTCCGATTGATTATGTCGGAATTGACCCGATGCCGGGTGTGCCGGCACTTGGGAATGCGGGGAACGCGTTCATTGACGGATTTAGCGTGTCGTTTTCCTGCGCTAATGACATTCCCGGAATAGCAATTAGTTAAAAACAACAACAACAACAACAAAAATACAAAATTATGGCAAACTCAGTAAGCGTCGGAGTCTCGCTCAATGCAAGCATTGACGGCCAATCATTCCTTGCGAACGCAAGCGCGACGCAAGTTCCGGCAAACAACAACGCAATCACGGAAACGCTAACCATTGCCTACAGCGCCACAACCGCTGTTCTGATTGTGCCAACCATGGTGGGAACACCGAGCTATGTCTCCGTGATCAACATTGACCCCACCAACACTATCACGCTTTACAATCAGGCCACCATCGCCGGTTCTGTCACGCTGGCGGTGATTCAGCCGCTCGGATTTGCGGTTATTCCTGGGGTAGCTTCTATTTACGCTGCCGCCCAGGTTGCCGGATGTCAGGCTGCAGTGACCGCAATCTGTTCTTAAACCGAAGAAACAATCAACCAAATATAAAATATGGCAAATTCATGGCCCCCAACATTAAGCGGTGGATCAGCGGCAATTGGCGTCCTAGTTGAAGGCGTCACAACCATCCGCTGGGGCACCGACGCCCTTTTGCAATCCCCGAAGCCTTCCTCCGGCTTCTATGTCGTGACGCGGTTCAATCAGTCGCCAAAGCAAGAGGTCAGCTACCTCGAGAACGGCAGCGGCGTTCAGACGACTCGAATCCGTCTTACTCACGGACATCAGTGGGACATCACCGTGCGCGATGACACTCGCATGACGCCTCCCAAAGCTGGCGACACAGTTGTCGTTACGGACGCTGGTGGAATTGTTCCATGCGCCTCTCCGACGGTCGGAAACGTCTTCACTTGCAAGGTCATTGACCCAAGTTACGAAGCTTCGCCACAGCATGCTGGAGAGCGCGTGTTACGAGTCGAAGCCCTGCTTCTCATCGAAGGCACGGCTGGCGTTCTTCAGAGCGGCTCGGCGGTTTAACCAATTGAATTATGACACCCATCGACGAAACAATCGCTAACCAAAAGGTCGAGGACTTGGCCGGTGTCCGAGCCTTGGCTGAGCCATTCCCTGGCCCGCTGGCTGACGCCTTCACGCTCGCCCCGGACATTGCGGCTGGGCCTTACAAGGTTCGCCGCTTCCGGGACGGCGACTTCAAGCTGTTGGCCGCGCTTGAGAATCCGTTCAGCGACTTCCTGAAGGCAAAGCTGCTCGGCGATAAAACTCGCGACGATGCGATGCTTGACTACCGATCGCCGGAGATGCTTGACCTCGCCTACACGTTCACCGAACACCCGAAGTCGGTTGCGGAAATGATTCGCTCCGGCGGTAAGGCGGCGGTTCGCGCAGCTGCCGAAGAGAAGTTCGAGGAGATCCGTATGGCGGGTCGCTTTGAGATTTTCAAGGCGGTCATCGAACAGGCTCGCATTTACGCCACGGCCAACATTGAATACGGCCCAGCACCAAAAGAAGGTGAGGCGGGCGACGCAAACCCTACTTCGTCGGCAGCACCGTTGACGGTTTAGGGTGGCTGTTCGACAAAAAGTGCAGGTTGATGAAGGTGTTCGGTTGGTCGCCGGAGTTCATTGACTGGGAACTGGACGGTGTTCAGGGTTTTGCCTACAGTAACTGGGCACGCGAGAACGAGGTCAGCATGTGGGGTGGCGGCGAAGAGCGCAAGTCGCCCGGTTACGTGAAGGCTGAATATAATAAACTGATGAAGCAATACCGCGAAAGCAAAAAGTAAATGGCCAATTCCGACAATCAGATTGCGGTTGATCTCAAGCTTCAGCTTGATTCATTGGGCGCGGACGCAGCCAAGGCTGGCAAGATCATCAGCAATGGGCTCGCCTCTTCGGTGAAGGGGCTTGGTGAAACCACTTACGAAAAGGAAGACCGTCAAGGTGAGGAGAAGAAGCAGCGCGAGAAGCGTGAGCGGGCCGCCCGCAACCGCAAGCTTGACGAGGCTGATGCGGCAAGGGCTGCGAAGCAGTCAGCGGCCAATCAGGCGGCTCAGGCTGCTGCTCAATTGCGTCAACAGCAGGCTTCCAAGGTAAGCCGTGGACAGATAATTCGCGCCGGGGTGTCCGGTCTTGCTGGCGTCGGACTTGGCGTTCCAGGTCTCGGCTCTATCGCTGCACTGGCGCAGATCAATCCGGTTGCCGCAATGGTTACTGCCTCGCTCAGAGTCTTAGGAACAGCAATTCAAACCACCGCACGTGCCGCTGAAGAGGCCAAGCGCTATTACGCCAAGACTCTTCAGTCTGGCTTCGGGACAAACTTCACGATCAAGCGGTCTCTTCTTGCAAATGCCATCGGCGTTGGTGAGAACGAGGTCTGGCAATATGGCGCGGCGGTCGGTGCACTGAATGAGAAATTCAGCCACGCGACGAGAATGCTGGAGGAGGCGAATCCGGTTTTGACGCAGTTGTCATGGGAAACGTCTGTGATGAAGGCTGATTTCGAGGCGTTGAAGGCTAAGATTGCGGTTGATCTCGCTCCGGCGATGGAATCATTCATCAAGTGGGTTGACGAACTCGCGAAACATTTAACACATTGGGCCACTCCTCCGAAGGATGCGGAACCTCAAATCCTTGAAGAGCAAGCCAGAAGAGCGTTCGGAAAACAAGAAGGGATCACTCCGGCTCTGATCGAGGGCGACAAGCCTGGATTTATCAATAGGATGCTCGGCCTCTCGTCTGAGCCTGAAGCTGACGCCACTAAGGGATTTGTTGACAAAACCGGAGCGGACGTCACCGACAAATACAAGGACAAGTTCGAAGAATTCCTGAAAAACTTCAAACCGGGTGCCCCTCCCCCTGTCGCCTACATGAAACAGCTTCCCGCCTCCCAATGGGAGCATATGGGACTTACGATTGGCGGATCCGGCGGAACGGTTTATGCCAGGGAGACAATGAAGAACACTGCCAAGATCGTCTCCTCGATTGAAAAATTCCTAGCCGTTGCACGCGGGAACGAGGTCAAGGCTGTTTCTGCCGTGTTTGGATTACCCTCTTTACCATGAAATCTTTATCTTCAACCGTTGCCGGAAACGTCGTTCCTGCCGTCAGCTATTCCACCGGAAGCTACACCCTGACCGGGCTTGTCGTTGGGAAGTATTATTACTATTCAATGGGCGCGAACGACACTTCAATCGCATTCGCTGGCGGTGCAACCTTTGCCAAGAGTGCCTCGGCAACAGGGCTATTTGTCGCCACAACAACCAGCGCAACCCTTGCCGGAAGCGGAACGTCTGCGGTTGGAACTGTTGTAGCGCCGATGCTTGGCGTTCCACTATTTCCAGCTACCGTTACTCCCTCGCTTCCTGCTCGGCTGGTAACGGTTGGTCAGTTCCCGACTGCGAATCCCAATTACAGCCGCCAGCTGCAAATCAGTGATGAATATGTGTTCGTCAAGCGCGGGACTTACGCCGTGGCCTTCAGCCTGGCCGACGTGATCAATCTCGCATTGACTGAGGAGGTGAATCTGACCTGGACCCCGCCAGTTGTGCTGACGCAGCCTTCAAGCGTCGCCTGCGTTGCAACAGCTTCCGCAGTTGGAACGCTGACCTGGGACAATGCGGCAGGTCCATCCGACGGTGACACCGTAACAATTGGAACCAAGGTTTACACGTTCAAGACCGCGTTAACCCCAACCGAGGGGCAGGTTCTCCTGAACGGTGGCGGCAACGCTGCTTTGCTGAACCTGATTCGCGCTATAAATCACACCGGCACCCCTGACACGGACTACAAGTGCGCAGCGACTAACGCATTCGCCAGCGCAGCCTCCTCAGTGACAAGCCACGCGTTCCTGGTAACAGCTCTGACCGCCGGGCTGGCCGGCAATGCAATCGCCACCACGGAGACGTCAGCCAACCTTTCATGGGGAGCAGCAACACTTGCAAGTGGAACGGTCGCGGCTGCATCGTTTGTCACTCTTGGCGGTAGCGAATACACAATGACGTATTCCTGGTACGAATCTGCCGACGGAATCACGTATGGGTCTGCGCTGACGACTGCCGGAATCTACAATGTGGCTACGCCAGGCACCCTAACAATAACGCCTACCGATACATCCAAGAGTGGATATTACTACAAGTGCATTATCACCGACAACGCCGGAAGCTATGGCTTGACAAACGGATCAATAACAACCAACGTCGTGAATTTAACTGTTCCTTGATTTATGCCAAGTGTTCCAAGCCAGACCCCATCGTTCGATAATCTCCCGCACGGGAGTGATCGTGCCGACGGATTAAGTGGAAGGCTAGGCACGCCAACTCCAACAAATGCGATCACCTACGAGTCCGGACTTGGCGTTGGGTATAATTCAATACCGATTCAGGAGCTTTCAAGTTCTCCGACGATGGAGCGTGCGGAGCAGTGCACGATCAGGAAGAGCTTTACCGGAAGCTATCCCGAGATGCTTAACCGCTGGGCTGTTTATCCACGCGGGACACTGGTTGTTGATTCTGGAAATAATTACTACCGAGTTCTCAACACAACGCTTACAAGGCTCGCCGGAAAGGGCGAGGTTGGTCAGCTTGATTTAGTTTGCGAGGCGTTGAGTTTCGACAGTCCTCCGGACGAGTTCCAGATTAACACTGTTAATCTTGGCCTTGACATCATGAAGAATCCGCGCTACTTTTACGCGCTGATGCCAACCAATCAGATTCCTCATCCGCTCCCGTCTTACATTGTCGAAGACACCCCTGTTCAAAATGCGGTGAAGTCAACAATCATTCGAGCAATTCAGGCTTACAAAGAGAATCCACTTGTTCCACCACAGGACGTTCTCAACAATACTTCCGGTTTTTACCACGACCTGATTCTTAATAATCTTGTGACGGGCCATCAGGTTTACGCAGTGGCGAATCCAAACTTCAACTCGTTACTGAATGCAACCGCAGCGCCTGCAATTGGAAGTGATTTTTCAGGCTTGCCCTACCCGCCAGCTGCGACAATTCAAGGACAGCCAAATCCTCCGATTTATTACACCTACTTCTCTCTGACGCTTAGCTCTGATCCAAACGGAAAGGTTGCTCTGGCCATGGCAGCGGCTCAGGAGTTGCTTACCAAGATATGGAGGATGGAAGATTCTCCGCCGGTTTACGGCCTGGAGCTTGTATGGGCTGAATACTACTGGCGGCCGATAACAGTGAATCTTGGCAGTTACATCGAAAACCCAATCGAGGCAACTCCAGGTCTTCCAGACTTCTTTTACTGTCCGCAGCGTATACCGGACGGATCAACCATTTTTGACAATATTGGCCAGATCAATCCGCAATACTACAGCGTGACCGGGCAGCGTGGTGGCGGGACAAAGATTTCCTGGCTGCGTCAGGCGGATACCCTGGAGTTCAACAGAACATTTTTCAAGGTGACTCGCAAATGGCTTGGTGCGCCAGTTGGCTGCTGGGACGCTGATTTATTCAATCAGAATGGCAGGCCGCGATTTGCTTCTGATTACAACAGGGTGATCCTTTCATGATATGATAAAGGTTAGCCCACAAAGAAACGTATCTCTACCAATTGCGCACGAGTTGAGCGGACTCACTTCATTGCGAGAACCGGATTCTGTTCTTCGCCAATATATCAGATCTAACAAGGTAAACAATCAAAACAGTTCTGATAGCGAGGCGATAAGGAATCTTGCAAGATCAGTTGAAAAGATCAGGAGAAGAATCCTTGGTGGATCAGGAGGAAGTTCCAGCGACTCGCTCGACACCGGGGAATGGGACCCAACCAGATCATACAAGGCGCACCAGCGGACGGTCATCCGGGCGGGAGCGAATGCGGGCGAGTTCCTTTGCCTGATAGATCACACCGGTCAGAATCCGACCATGCCAGACACCGGGAATCTCTACTGGTTAAGCCTGTCTGGAAACGCGCCGGTCATGGGAGCTTGGATGACATGAACTACATCACCCAAGCCGAACTTGACGCGCTGGCGGCAGACGCCAATGCGGTCTTGCTGCCGATTGTGAACGCGATTCATGCGCAGTTCTACACGACCCCAGGCGCTCCTTTTCTTAATAATGCCTACTCGAAATGGCAAAGCGCTCTGGCATCCGGCATAATCAGCGAGGACATCAATCCGGGAATTCCCGTGAATCCGCAGCCGCCTTATTCGTTCGCGCCGGTTGTCAGTGTTCCGCTGGTGTCGCCCACGGCGGTTTATGACGGCAGTGGAAATTATTCTTTGACGGTTGCTTCTGCTGGTGATTACAACCTCGTGCTGGGCGCGAACGACATTTCAATGACCGTTCCCCCGCCCACCGTGGTTTCATTATGGGGAGAAGGGGCGTTCATCTATGATTACTCCACCAACAATCTCCACCTGACAGCGGGGACGACGGTGACGTTCCAAGGCTTGTCTGGAATGCCGGTCACGGTCACGCTGGCGCTGTCCACAAGCAACCACCTTTGCGAGTTGAACCGTATTCGCGGGGATGCAATGGCGCTGCTGCTTGGTTTCAATGGTGCGGCCTTTCCCGGTGGCGAGTCGCTTTACTTGAATACGGCCAGCGTAAATTCCGGGCCGTGGGTGGTGGGAGTCAGCGACGATGACACATATCCGCTGCACTACACTGCAATACCCTATCGCGGAGCATTGCGCGGGGAATTGACAAGGGCTGTCGAAGTATTTTCTGGCGGTGGATTCGTCACTGAATATTGGGCAACCGGCCTTCCATTATTCAAGGAAGTAGATTTCGTCGCGGCAGACATGCCGGCGGGATTGACGATTGATACGGCACTGCGGGTTGTTTTGGCGGGTGATGGTGTGTTCAATTATACGCTTTCTGGAAGCGGAACACTGAAGCTGACATCGTGGCTGCACTTTATTTGCAGCGGAACGCCCACCACCGCTGATTTTGTTGTTGTTGCGTCTGGTGTGACGGCCCCAAGCCTGTCCATTATCAACGATCCTCTTGGTGGAGTTAACCATTATATTCTAATAGGTAGTTCAAGCACTTCTATTTCATCATCTGGAAGCTTTACCTACTACATAGGATTAAACCTTATTCCGCGTGGATCGTCTTATGATGGCTCCGGCCATTATACGGTAGCTGGCAATTTCAGTGGTTGGGACGGTGTTCCGCTTCACTGCTACGGCACCGACTGGACTCTTAATACTGGTGGTGCCGGCGGCCATATCATAGTTGCCGCCGATGCGACAAGCATCACAATCGGAGGTCCTCCAAGTTCTGCAATCTCTGACACGCTTACCAGAAATGCAACACTGGCATATACAATCGCTAATGTAGCATTAACCGCCGACATGGTGTTTTCAACGGCATCAACGCAGGTTGTTGTCAACGGACTGCATCCGGCCTCGGCAGTGAAAGCAATCTTGTGCGTGGATGTTCCAGACGGCGATGCGTTTTCTCTTAACGGAACAGTGGCGGAGCATGTGTGGATTCTTTCCGATCCTTCAGTGAAAGGCATCTGGACGGCCATCACCCTCCCATCTCCCGGCAACAACGTCTTCATTGACGCGGACATTCCGCCTTACATTGGGAAAATAGTTTCTGCATTCGAGTCGTCAGAGCTTGGGCCGATCTACTTAAATATTGCCGTCGCTGGGAACGGCATGATGATTGGGCGACAATCTCCTAATCCATCCGCTGCTCCGTGGGCCAGTTCCATGCGGCAGGCTGCACCAATCCAGCTTAGTCCAACCACAGAGACGCTGGTTGATGGCGTGAACAGCGTCAAGCCGGGCATCACCACGCGCGCGGCCAAGTGGCTTACGCGCCGGGACACTGATTTTGTTCCGTGGAATCTTGGTTTCAACGCCTCACGCGCCCAAATGGCCGCGCCAACCGTCACGGTGTATCGGAATCGAATAGTGGCCGGTGGAGCACTGAATTATTACAACATCGCCGTTTCGCCAAGCATCACCAAGATTTACCTCAGGCTGGTGCAGGCGGGGACCGTTCCGGGCTGGAAATGGAACGCGGGAACCGGAGTGTGGCAATGGGGCGAGCCGCTTGCCGTCGCGCTGAACATCTTGGTGAAGCAATCAGGCTACCCGACTTTGCCGGTGGGTTTCGATTTCCAAACAACCAACAATGAAGTGACCATAGACCCGGACGGTGGCGGGTCATACCTTGCAACCGTCTCAGGAACCGGATTTGCTTTTGCGGTCTATAATACCGGCGTGGGCGCGGTAGAATACGACCTCTACACGGAAATGGACATAGGCGTGCCGGAAAGAAATTACTTCCCGCCCGCCACGCCGTATTTCGACGTTACCAAGACCTATGCCGACAAGGAACCCGCGCAAATAGGTGATGGCAATGCTTACACCAGCAAGGCCGGCGGAAACACCGGGAACACGCCGCCGAATGCAACTTGGTGGACGGCTCGCGATCTTGCGGACGCGGCGGAATGTTTCAGCTTCAACATCAATGGCACACCGGGTAATTTTTCTCAGTTCGCCGGGACGTGGGGTAATGGCGATCCGATCAGCGCCAAGCCCATTCCGAAGATGGGTTACTGCATCTTCAGCGTGCGGGCGACCCGGTTGCCGATCCTGAATCCCAACGGCATTTCCTATGTGCCGTTGTCCGGCCCCGCCCTGACCATCACGCTGGGCCAGAACATCTACAATGCGGGCGCAAACACGACGACGTTCACGCCGTTGAAACTGGCGGACGGAACCACAAACCTCACCATCAGCATTCCGGCCACGGCGCGGGACAGCGGCGACGTGAAGGTGTTCCTGCCGGTCGTGGGCGGGAACGAATTGATTTACCAATGCAGCGCGCAAATCATGCTTGAGGCGTGGGCGAATTTTCAGCCGATATTTTGGAACAGAATGTATGGGACTGGGCAGTCTCCATTTAAAGATCAACCCGAAGGTTCTGAAACTTTGCTTTACAGCCAGCCTGTTCCAACATTCTTCCAATACGCCTTGAGCTTTAGGAACATGATGGCTGTTTCCAAGGCTGGCTGGGCATGGCCAAAGCCGGAAATACTTTATCCCACCGGCACGCAATTATGGGACGCGGCCAAGACGTATGCGCTCGATGATTTTGCCAAAGACGCACTTGATGTTGGATACCAAAGCCAGCAAGCCGGGAATTTGAATCATGCCCTTAGCGATCCAGTTTGGTGGAGTGAGGCTGTTACAAATGTCCTGAAATATCCCATCCAGTCCTCAGTTGTCTTCCCGCTATTCCGGGAGCTTTACGACGATCTGGCGAACGTGTTGACGCTGATTGGCGGGCAGCTTGGCGGCGGCAACGTCACGACTGGCGCGGGCGGCACAGGTGGCGCGGGCGACGACGGCAATGAAGGCGCAGGCGGTGATGGCGGCGGACCGATGATTTGATTATGAAAAAAACACTATTAATTCTGATAACGCTGGTGATTCTTTTGCTGGCAACGAAGATGCGCGCCGGACTCACGTTTCAGGTTGTGGATACGTCCACGCTGACGACCAACAGCCTGACCAACACACTCACGGCTTTCGTGATGACGAATGCAAACGTGTATTCCAACAGTGTCCTCGTCATCACCAACGCGGTGGTATCAGGGCCGGCACAGTCAGTTAAAACGAACAACATCCAGAAGGGCGACTCGCTGCCGGGCGCGTTCGCCAAGATCAACGGCAACTTCGCGCTGCTGACATCGGTGGTTAAAACGAACGGTGCGACGGCGAACGGGCAGATTCCCTATAAGACCAACGACGCGACGGGTTACTACTGGGCAGCGCCCAGTGGCGGAACCGGCAGCGGCCTGACCGCCGCGCAGTCCAACCTGCTTTACTCGGCCATCAACACGAATCTGGCCGGACTGTCGGCCACCGGGTCAAATGTCATCGCTTCACTTGCCGGCAGCATTGCATCCAACGCCATTCCGCTTTTGAACGGCACTGGCACAAACACCAGTCTGCACAACGCGATTACAATCTCATTCAGCAAAACACACGCTTACGACCCATCGAACGAACTGGACGTGTTGTCAATGTCATCCGAGAGAAATTCTGGTGGAGCTGCCAAAGGTGGCGTGAACATTGGATTTAATAATGGCCAGATTTACGGCGAATGGTGGACCGCGACGCTTGGCGGGTCGTCCAACGACATCTCGCAGAACGTCGAGGGCAGCGCAATCTTTGGCGGCAACAACAACTACATCAACAGCCACATAAATCTCGGCCATGCCGATTACTCAACTATCGTCGGCGGGAGAAACAACCTGATTGACAGTTCGACCACCTTCGCCAACAACTCATTTGCGTGCGGCGTGAGCAACAACATCAGCGGAAACAGCGGAGTCTGGGCTTGGAACGATGGCACCGCCGGAACTTTCACGTCGGCGAAAGATTTCACTTTCCTGATTCACTCAAGCAACGGCGTAGCCATCAACATCAACGATCCCGGCACCAATGCGCTGAAGGTTTCTGGCAACGTGGATTCAACTTTTGGATTTTCCGTCAATGGCGTTCCTTTGTCTGGAGGCAATCCGCCATTTGATCCCGGAAATTTGATTACGAACATTTACGGCGGATTGGAGTCCGTGCTTGGGATTAGCGTCCGGTCGGCAAATTCGACTGTGGATTCATACCCTTCGATTGACGACACGGCCTTTGGCTTCTCTCACGCATCTGGTTCTTACGCCTTCGCCGCCGGTCAGTCGTCGGCGTCGGCGGGTTACGCGACCGCTTTAGGGGTATCTATCGCATCGGGTGGTGGCAGCGTATCCATCGGGTATGGCAACACCGCATCCGGCTTGCATAGCACGGCGCTAGGCAACACTGCTCGCGCGCTTCACGACGAGACGTTTGTTTGGTCTGACGGCACCCCCATCCCGGACAGCGGCGGTGCTCCATACGCCAGCCTGACCAACAACACATTCAACGCTTATGCCGCCAACGGATTTAATTTTGATGGTGGGCCGGTAATGCTTAATGGCGTGGCCATCAATTCTCCAAACGGAATTGGATCAAGCTACCAGCGCACATTCAGCAAGCTGTTCGCAAGAAACGGCACCGGCTTTGAAACCAACTACAACGGCATCTGGACAAACAACTACAACGGAGAATTTGTGAATGTTTCCAGCGGCTACAAGCTGTTGATGCCGGGAACCTATAATATCGGACCTGGTGCAGTTTCAAGCAATCTGCTTGGCTACCTGATGGTGACGAATGACGCGACAATGGTCTTTGGAGCAACGAATTATCCCGGCTCGTATTCCCCAACCTTGATCGGCGATTACACCTTCGCCGGCCAACCAACAATTTCCGTTTCGATTTACGATCCGCAGCCGCTGACAATTTCCCAGCGTAGCACAACGGCGACCATCACGAACGGCGCAACGGTTGGCACCTGGGTTTTCTCGCTCCAGCTTGTTTCGGCGGAAACCGGCACGCCCGCCTTTCGCATTCAGCGACCAGGCCGTGGAACAAATACGCTGACTCCGCTGGGATTCTTGGCCGTTGCAACGACGACAAACCTCTGGTCGCTGCCGGTGAATCCCAACACGATCAATTCCATCACGGACGTTTCCGGCACCGGGGCGAGCGTGACGGTGGTTGATTCGCAGATTGAACAATAAATCATGAACAAAAAACTTTCCTTATCATTGAAACTGAGGCAAATTTATCCAATGAAAGCATTTTCAGTTTTCCTGCTTGTGCTTGCCTCCTGCCTCGTGTGCCGAGCGCAGGCAAATGTCCTATCTGGCCGCTCAACCAACTTTGGACTTCAGCCTAACACAAATGTTCAAATGGTTCTTGAGATCATATATCCAGTCAACAGGACATGGAATGGGAATCTTGTTAGCGATGATCCTATTCTTGCTCAAGAATCAACAAGCGGATATTTCTCATTCACCAACATCTTGTGGGGAAGATACAAGCTTTATGCAAATGATGGCAGTGGAACTGCCTGGACTGTCACCGTTCCGGCGGGATTGTCGAACACGGTTCCAATTGCATCGCTGATAGGAAGTGGGAAACTGCCAATTGATCCGGCAACAAATTACTATACGATGTCGCAAATTGATTCAAAGCTTGCGGTATATTCTTCTTCTATCATTTCCGCCGGCACCGGCCTGACTTCGACCAACGTCGGCGGGACGAATGTGCTGGCGGTTGATTCGAGCGTGGTGACGGACGCCACGGGGGTCATCACGCTGAAAAACACCGGGACGATTGACGGCCACAGCACCAACTACACCACCATTATCGGGCCGGACCAATGGGGAACGAAACTGCGGCTCGGCACAACCGCCAATCCAAACCAGGTGGCGTTGGAAAACGCGAACGGCATTTTCTTGCTTGACGAGAATGGGGACGCTTCCGTGAACGGGGTCAGTTTCGCGTCCAACGGCATCACCAGTTTCGCCAGCGGCAAAGCATCCATCAGCGCGGCGGGAAATTACATCGGCAACGTGGGCGCAGGAACCAACGACCACGGCGTATCCGTGAACCAAATGATCTCCGGGACTGGAGCCACCAACTCGTTTCAGCCGACGAACGCCGCGCTGTCTCTGCTCGCGGCGAACAATGGCTCGGCCTTGACCGGCGTCCAAGCGGCCAACGGTGTGACGGCGCAAGATTCAAACATCCTTTCAGCATCGGTGACGAATGGCGGAAACGCGACACTGGGCACAGTGTCGGCGACCTCGTTTAGTGGGAATGGGGCTGGAGTTACGAATCAAAACGCAGCAAACCTCATCACCAACACATGGGTTAATATCAAATCTTTTGGCTCGGTAAAAGGTGATGGCATTGCAAATGATGGTCCAGCCACTCAGTGGTTTTTGAACAACTATAAAAACTGCACACTCTTTTTTCCAAAGGGGACTTATGGAATCGTCACGAATGGACTTGTGCTGACGAACGCAAATACTCTGGTCGGAGATAACGCCACCTTTGTTGGCTACTACGTGACTAACATTATTACAATCACGAACTGTGGCTCATTCAGTCGCCAGTCAATTTCTGGTTTCAGTTTCTTTGGAACAGTTACAAACGCAATTTCAATTAACGGTTCTGCGAGTGGCAGCATCATTGAGAGTGCGATTGAAAACTGCTATTTCGGCCAAGACTGCAATGTTTTTATTTCTGCCGATGCTGACGCGCAGGTCACTTGCTTCAGCATTAAGCACAACACTTTTCTTCTAAATAAAATAACCGTAACGAACGTCAGCGACACCCTGATAATCGAGGACAACAGTTTCCCCAACGGACTTGGAACAAGTGTTGACATGGTGCCGGGTGCCGGCGGGTTCGTTTATTCAAAAAACAATTACATTGGTGCCGCGCCCGCACTGACCGTTTGGCGCAACCTGAAGCCTGTCATTGCTGCAAACGACATTCAGTGCAATGCTGGAGCAACCAATCAATCCTGGCTTATGCTGAATGGCACGGCTTCCGTTCTGGTCACAGACCCAATTATTGAAAACAATTTGCTCAACTGGGATTACTGCACAAACAGCATTTACCTTGGATATGTTACAGGTGCTAAAATCTGGAAAAACACCTTCACTGGTTACAACTCCCGCACCGCCGATTCGGCGATTACTGTTAGTGCAAACGCGACAGCGACAAGTGTGGGCTGGAACACTTTGCTTGGGGGGAACGGCCTGTTGCTTGATCATGGGGCCGGCACAATACGGCCGGATTTGGCTGTAATTGCCGACGCGAATGGGGCAATTCCAGGAAACCTGTTGAAGGGAACTGTTCTAAGCACCACAAACGGCAATGTCGGAGTCGGGCTTGCTAATGCCACCAGACGCTTCCAAGTTTTGGCACCGACATTTTCCGTAGGGGCAGCGGACGAAGTTCTGTCAGTCGTCAGTCCGGCAATCGGGGACGAATCAGAGGGTATTTTTGCTGTCACAGAAACCTTAACGCCATCGTATGGCTGGTTGTTCAAAACATGGAAAGAAAACGTCGGACCATTTAACGCGATGTCCATATCGAATAACGGGACTGTTTCCGTAGCCGCGCTTATCAGTTCTGGCACCGTCACCGCCAGCGGGTTTGCTGTTGGCGCACAAGCCGGTTGGAGCGGCACTGTGGCGGGAATCATCACCAACGCTGTCGGGCCGCACGGTGTGAGTTTTCAAATCGGTGGTGGTATAATTACCAACGTAATCGCCTACTGATGAAACTCATCCGCCTCATATTTTGGCTCTCCGATGGCATATGGTATCTGCCGCTTGCGTGCCTGCTGTTGAGCGGGTGCGCGACTACTCACAACGGCTGGACGCGCTATGAAGACGGGGCAGGAGCGGTCTGGTATCAACGGCCAGTCACGAACGCGCTGACTGGTGATGTGTTTTGGGAATACGAACGGCCCGACAACCGCGACCCGGCATCGTGGCCGCAGGGTAGGATCAGCCTCGAAAAGAAAAGTGAATGAGCGCCAAAGAAAAACAACTGAGCGAAGCTTACCACAACCAGTGCGCGATAGCCCGGCAGTGGATGGACAAGAGCGATGCGCAAACGAAGCTGCTGAGGGCCGTGCCGAAGATGCTGGACGGTTTGGCGAACGGGCCGGCGTTCAGGGCAAGGATCGGCGCGGCCAGTCTCGCAAAAATCTGGCGCAGGAAACTGAAGCGGCTTGGCTTGATTCTGACCTGTGGAATGATGGTTTTGAGCATTGGCGTTGAAGCGCAAACCAACCTTTCATTCTCGTGGAAAGAAGCGTCAACAACTGACGGCGCCGTGGTTGGCTACTGGCTGGTGCGCGGGCCGCAGTCCGGGCTTTACGGCGAATGGATGCCGGTCGGTGCAACCAGCAACGCCAGTTACAATCAGGACGCGCTGCCGACAGGCACAAGTTATTTCAACATCGTTGCCGTCGTGGTGACGCCGGACGGGCGCATGGGTTTCACAAGCCTTGTCCGCGAGGTCGTGCTGACTAACACTCCGATGCTGCGCATGTCCAGTGAGAGCACGACTAACCTGACGGACTGGATGCCGTTTCAGTTTCCGACCAATGGACTGCTGTCGCCGGTGGACAGCGGAAAGTTTTTCAGACTGAAATTAACCCCGACGAAAGTTGTAACCGTTCCATCACCATGAGCAATGAAGCCCAAAAAGAAACGATGCACGTTCAACAGCAACCCAAACCACTGCTTGATTACCAGGCGGCGCAACCGGAAAACTAAATTATGGAAATTATGGAAACGAATCAAGGGAACGAACGGCTGACAAAGGTTGAGACCAAGGTGGATAACATCACCGTGGAATTGACCGGCATGTGGAAAGCACTGCGCGACATTCAGGACTCGCTCAACCGCTCTGGCAAGACGGATTGGATGACGCTGATTGCGCTTTGTGGTTTCTTGCTGACGCTCATTGGGTGCCTGTGGGCGGCGGCGATCCATCCTATTTCCGCCGATGTCGAACGTGCGGCAATGTCGGCGGATAAATTAGCCACGGCGGTTTTGATTCAAAATGACAAGGTTGCGTCCAATGCTTCGGACCTCAAGGCGTTGAAAGCGGACGTGGATCGGACGGCGGAATCCGCCGGCAAAATAGCGGCTGCTGTGCTGGTGCAGAACGACAAATTCACAGCTACGTCAACCAAGGTGGAGTTAATCGAATCAAAACTTGAAGCGTTGGAGATTTTAATCAGCCACATCAACGCGCACGGAACGGTTGACAGCGATAAGCGGTTGTCGCTGATTGAGGCGAAGTTGATGTCAAAACCATGAGCGACCAAATCAACAAAGCAAAGCTGGCCATAATCGAATGGCGGATGGCGATTGCGTGGTTTTGTTTCTTCACGGCAACCTCGTTGACCGGCGCAGTTCTCGCATCGCTGCAAAACACAAACTATTCCACGATGGATACGCAAGGTAAATTAATGATGTGGCTGGCGGTGTTCTTAAGTTGGGGCAACACGATGCTCGCGTTTTTCTCTCGCGCTGCGAAAAAAGTTGAACGACAGTTCGGGGATGACACACAATTCATCACGCGCACGCAGTCGGTGACGGATAGCTTGAAGGTGTCGCCGGAACCGCCGGCCAAATGATTTATGTTCCTCTACTCACCAGATTTTTTAACGATGCCGGAGACAATCGAACTCCGCGACGGCGACACCTGGTTGCTCGAAGAGCCGTTCGCCAGTGTTCAGCCGGACGGTTCAAGGATCATCGTCCCGCCGTCGAGCCTTGGCACCTTGCCGGAAATGGTGATATGTCCGGTATGGGAAACCGACTATGGCAGCATCCCGCAGATTTTCCAAAATATCTACCGTAAGGACGGTCGCTACGCCCCAGCCTATGTGCTCCACGATTGGCTGTATGCGTCCGAAATGTTCCCGCGCAAGGATTGCGACTGGATTCTATTGGACGCGCTACAGGAGCTTGGGGCGACATGGATCACGCGCAATTCAATTTATGCGAGCGTCCGGGCTGGTGGTGGATTTGTATGGGATCGGCACGACCCGAAACAGGTTGCCACACTCAAGGAATACCACGCGCAATTTATGTCTCAAGTTCCCGACCGCTGGCCGGAATTACTAAAATGATTCAAGACCACGCCATCGTTGATTACAGAGGCTACAGGGTGCCGCTGATTCTTCTGCCGCCGTCCGCAATGGAGCAGGAGTGCGAATGCTGTCACATTATTTTTCCGCTTCAACAAGTCGAGATGTCCGAAGCGGGCCAGATGCTTTGTAAAAGTGCCGATCAATTTCCGCCGCGCATCCGTCAAGCCGCTCCAAATGCCTCGACTCTCGGCGTGTGCCGAACAGCCGAGTCGCGGACAAGTGATGCGCGGCGGGAGCTAAACCGAAAGAGAAACTATGAAGAAATTATCCATCATCGCAATTCTAGCGTGCATTATCGCAACGTCCGGCTGCGCGCGCACGCTCACAAAATCAACCACATCCGCCTCGCCAACCGGAACGAATAGCACCTATTACCACTCAGCCAAGCAGGATGCGCTGCTTACCAAAGTGGTTCGGGACAAGGAGGCGTTCATCGGTATCAGGCTGCATATCTTGGGAAGCTCCTCGATGTCGCCCGCCACCTTTGACCTTGGTCGTGGCACGCACGAAACGCTAACCATTCCAACCGCTACCAGGCAAATCTACACCGCACCATTTGCAAGTCACGGGAACGACAATATTGGTTGGTTCAATCAAGACTTCGACGATTCGACTTCCACGGCAACCGGCTTGCTTCCGGCGGCTGCTTACAATCAACCAACTATCAACACGTCAAACCCGCTGCTGATTTCAGTCGTTGGAACCAATGGACAGCCGCTAAGTGCAGTTCCGGTAACGGTGTCCACCAATTCGCCAGCGGCAAACCCGTGACGGCCATTGAGAAAAAAGACTTGCGGAACCGCCTAATCGCCGCGCACCGGGCGCACAACTGGGAACTTGCCCGGCGGTTGGGCGCGCAGTGGGAAAAGATCAAGCGCGTCCGCCGCTGCATCCATCCAGGCTGCGGGGTGGTTCTGTCCAGTCAAAACAAAATGAAATGTGAAGAAACTGAACGGGATTGCTGCCAGACGCACTGGCGGATGCACCGCAAGATATTAACCAATTCGTCCTGAGGGACGCAGTTGCAACTGGCCGGCGGTAGGTTTGCAAGGTTTCCCTGCCGCCGGCATCCTTTCGGAAGCGCGCACGATCCATGCTCGACAAAAGAGCGCGCACAAAAAAAGACCGGCGGTGAGATGCCGCCGGTCAATCAATTTATGACGCCGCACGAATGGTCAATGGTCACTTGGAATTTGGACAAAATCTGTCTGGCAATCTTGCTGCTTTCGGTGGCTTGGTGGTATTTCAGGCGGCGGTAGCAGCATAGCCGATCATGGCCTGTTGAATTTTCTTCCCGATTGCCGTCGGAGAAATTGACCAGCCGCCCCACGGCAGAATGTCAACGGTCAAAGTCATCTGCGGTTCATGGTCGAATTTCAAAATCGTCTTCAATGAGTGGCGAATTTTCGGCTTGCACACATTTTCGTTTTCAGGAATGGCTTCCGACGCTGCCTTTTTGCGATAGTAAGCCTCAATCCCTCTTCGCCTTGCTGCCTTTCGATAACCACTTGTGCGCCAGTATTTCATGTTAGTGATCTGATTCCGGGTTTGGCCTAATAACATTGTTAGGTGCTAGTTGTTTCAGTTCGGCCTCGCGCTGTTTGCATAGGTCGTGGATGAGCAGCCCGAAGCGTTTCGAGATTTGATTCACGTCGGCGCGGCTGTCGCACTTCTTGCACACGTCGGGGCGCACCATGCAGCCCGGAAGATAGCAGTGGCAGATCAGGCAGTATCGGTTTCCACACACCACGCATGTTTCAAGTATTCCATCGCGTCCGCATATGTCGCAGACTTCTTTTTCCACCGCCGGTATTTTTATTTTCATAATTTTTATTCAGTTATCACGTCCGCACCTAACAAGTCGCCGGAGCCAATGCGCGTTGGCGCTGTCAGTAATCCGAGAAGGTTATTGATTTGCATAGATTTTAGTCGCGGGTGGCTCAGCTTTTTTCGTTAGGCCGACTCCGTTTCGTCCGGTTTCGGCGCGTGTTCTTTGGCGAGGTCTTTCCATTCCTGACCCCATCCGCGTATTTTGTCTGCATTGTCTCGGATTTTTTCTAGGCCTGGCTCCATGTTTCCGATTATCCACGCCACGGTGTCCAGCACTTGCGCCAGATATTCGGCGTCGTCTTTGTGCCGTTCCCACCGATTCATTTCGCGGTAGCACTTTTGCAGGTCGGCTATCACGGAGTCTATCATCGGGCAGGTCGGTTTCGGCTGCTCCGATATTCCGTAGAGTTGTTCCGATGTTGCCGTCGGCCTAACAGACTCACTCGAGACAACCCGCGTTGGCGCTTGCGGGTTGTCCGTAAAGGTTTCTGGTTTTTCGAGAGTCATAGGTCGCGGGTGTCTCAGTTCGGATCGTTAGGCCACTTCGCATTTAGCATGGCACATAGATTTTCAGCTTTTAAGATTTACCAGTCGTACAGACACCATCCTTCTTTGGCGTCGTTGTATCCGTGCCACGCCGCGACTACCCACGGCAGGTCAGAGTGGCAGCCTTGCCTGTCTGGATCATATTTCGGATGTTTCATGTCATACACGGCGATGATGCCGTTTCGTTTTTCAACATGGAACCGAGTTGTTTCAGTTTTGTTTTCCATAGATTTTATGTCAGTTCACGAGTTGCAGCCTAACAAGTCGCCGGAGCCAACCGCCGTTGGCGCTGTCCGTTCCGCTATCGCGGTTCACGTCGCAGGTCGGCGGTGGCTCAGCTTTTTTCGTTAAGCGGCTACAGTATCGCGCTCGTGCATGTGCGCCTGCGCTTCCTCTGGCGTGCATAGCTCGAAGCGGGGACACTTCGCGCCGTCCGGTGTTATCACGGTGAGGTCGTGGCACTGGAACAGTCCGCCCAGAGTCCAGTTGCATCCGTGCTGTGTTCCCTTTTCCTTCGGCGGTGGCTTTTGGTGTGTCCATCTTCCGACACAGGAGAAGCCGAGATACTTTTCGACTTCATCGAGGTTCTTCCCAGCGCCAGCCGCTATCAGGTCTTGCGCGCTTTGGATTGTGCCGCACATCGGGCAGCGCATCGCGCAGTGTTCGATTGGCACGCCTTGAGCCTTTAGCCCGGCGTGATATTCTTCGAGGGTTTGAGTTTTCATTTTTTGTTTAGTGTTACGATTCCGCCGCTTAACAAATCACTGCTGCGAACCGCCGTTGGCGCATTCAGTTCCGCTATCGCGGGCGGGAGTCGTTAATGCGGCGTGGCTCATGCGCGGTCGTTAGGCGGCTGATTGGGAGCAATCTGGACTTGCGAGCATTTTGCCAAACGGTGACTTTGCGGATGGATAGTTGCGCCAGATTTATCACGCTCTAGGCTTTCGCCGCTCCCAAAATTATTCGACAGACTCAAATCCCGGTCTGTCAGCGGTTCGCGGTTTTCGGGGCAGGGCGCGGTAAGTTCAATTTTATTTTTGGCGGCAATTCCGTTCGCCCAGTCGCGGACAGCCAGCCAGATATTTTGCTTTGACGGTTCGGCCTCGACGCGAGCCTCAAGCCAGGCCCAGTCGCGCAGATTTATTAGGACATCGGACGCAGAGAGTTTTGTCGCACGCCGCCTAACCAAGCGCACGGAGCCAACGCCTATTGGCGTCGTCAGTCCGCTATCGCGGGCGGTGGTCATTGGTGCGGCGTGGCTCATGCGCGGTCGTTCGGCGAAATTGCACCTATCGCCGCTTTCAGTTGGCGTTGCCCTGATTCGGCTTCCATATATGCCTGTTTCAGATGCCCGGCTTCGGCCATGCGTGAGGCGTTTATGAACGAGCACACCGCGAGGTCTTGCATTGTGGCGTATTTGGTTTCACTCATAGATTTTCAGTGCCGTCCACGCTCGCTTTCGCGGCAGTGGGGTGAGCTTTTATGTTCGGCGGCTTCAGTTGGAAGCGCGGCAGACGTTCGGTGACTTTTTGGCAGATGTCGGCGACATTGATGCCATCGCCGTGATTTTCGACCGCGTGACGCACTTGGGTTTCTGACAGCATTCCGAGTTGCCACCCACGCAGCATGGCGAGCATTTGAGCGAGGTCGCTTTCACACACGTCTCTGAACAACATCCAGATTTTTGAGCCGTAGAGTCCAAGCGTGTCGAGCGAGAGGATTATTCCGAGTCCGCCCATTGCGTTGTCGGGGTCTATTTTCTCGCCGTGTTCGAGGATGCCCAGGCACACAGTCAGAGCGCCGGGATTGCCTTCGGACATTTTGAACAGCACGTCTTGGATTGAGTCAGTCAGTTCTATTTTAGTTTTCATTTTTGGTTGTCGTTGTTCGCCGCTTAACAAATCACTGCAAGAAACGCCTATTGGACGCTCTCCTTGCAGTCGGACGCCCAACCAGTCGCCGGAGCCAACCGCCGTTACGCATGGCAGTTGTCCGAGAAGGTTATTTATATTCATAGATTTTAGTCGGCGGTGGCTCAGCTTTTTTCGCTGGGCATCGCGGCCACGCTGTTCATTATTCTGATGCCGCATTTAGGACATTTTGACCAGAGCGTGCTCATTTGCCGGAGTTCGGATTTGCACTGCGGGCAGATAGGCGGATTATTCCGGCCAGATTTTG